CGAACCCGTGTTTTCGCCGTGAAAGCACAAACCTCAATGAAATCAACAACTGTTCCCTCTGAGGGCACGGATTTGCCCCCACAGGTTTCCGCCACTTTCCGTGGGGTGAGGGAACTCTATAGACACCTTGGGTACAGTGCAAGCTTGCGAGCATGTTCTGCGAATGTTCTAATGCGGCATGCGAATCGACCGCGACCGTATAATCTTCCTCGGATTGGCGACGCTCGCCGAGCAGGTCGAGCTTGCGCATGCCGGCGCACCGCCGCCGAGCCATGGCGTGCGATTGGCCCTCGCCGTGCTCCACGGCCTCAGCGACGGCAACCGAGGGCCGTTCGACAGCTTCTGGCTTCAGATGCGCGACGGGAATGAGCGCGCCTGGTCGGAAACGATCGCAAGCTATAGCCGCTCAACGCATCTTCAGTCCCAGCTGCGCGGCGTGATGCGCGCCGTCGGAATCGAGCCAACCGTCGCCACCGAGCAGCCGCTGTGGGACGCGGCGCTCAAAGTCTACCCTCGCAAGAAGGTGTCGCCATGAAGACCGATCGATATGCCTGGAACAAGCCGGTGCCCCGCGAATATCGCTGGCGCTGCGGTCTCCGCACAAGCCAATGGTTCAAGAGCTATCGCGCCGCCGGCAATGCCGCGGTGCGCGGGGGTATGGCATGGTGGGACGGGGAGAAGCTGCTCCCGGGCCCGCTGCTCGAAATCGAAGAGCGGATACGCCAGACGGCGTGAGCTATTCCCATTCGGCCTTTATCGGCCGGCATCGAAGATCGGCCACGGCGACCTTCTGAAGCAAGCGGCAGGCGGCATCGAGGCGCCGAGCGGTATCCTTGCCCCACTGGTCGCGCGCATCGTCGACGATCTCTTTCGCGACCTCGCTTTCAAGCGCCTCGCGCGTCATTTCCGGCCGGTCGGCCCGGTCGAACGTGTCAGCAGTCAGGCGCAGGTCGACCTTTGGATCGGCTCTGTTGCTGCAACTCGATACAGATCCGGCGGCGAGCACGATCGGAAGGGCGAGCATCAGGCAGGTCAGTCGTCGCATCGTGGATTTCCTTTTGCTGTTGCGCGTCGAGCGCGGCGCCGGCGAGCACTTCGTCACGGCGCGCCTGATCGGCTTCGCGCTCGAGCTCGCGTTGCGCGGCTTGCGCCTTCGCGCGCTCAGCCGCCTGCTCGGCGAGCAGATCGGCGCGGCCGTCGCGCCAGCCATCGTGGCGGATGAACCACACGGCACCGACTAGTAGCGCGGCGGCGGCCATAACCGAGACCGCCGCCGCGATACGTTGCGCCCACACCTCCCCAAGTCGGCCGGTCAGCCGCTTCAGCAGGAACGGGCCGAGGATGGGGAGCAGGGGCATCAGGCGGCCTTCGGCACGGTCGACAGGATAGCGTCGGCGGCTTCCTGGCTGATCGGGTAAAGGTCATATTTCCCGACGGTCGCACCCGCTTCGTTCATGACGAAGACCACCGGCGACACGCCTTCATGGCCGGGAAACATCGGGCCGAAAGTTACGGTCCCGCCGGCGGCGAGGTCGCAGGTCACCGCGCTGTCGTGAAAGCTGACATGCTTCACGTCGGGGTGAATGCTCTCATTGCCGAAATTGTCGCGATATTTGACGGTCAACATTGTTCTTCTCCTTCGTTGTTGCCACGAATCCGCGTGGCCCGGATCACCGGCTCGCGCCGGAATTCAGGTGCCCAGCCGACCGTTCTCGGCGTCGAGCCATTCGAGCGTTTGATTGTGAAGCTTGGTGTTCGCGAGGCTCAGCAGGCCGACGCAGCGCATCCCGTCGATAAGACCCCATGCGAAGAGGTCGACGTCGCTGCCCGCATCGAGGACGAACATTGCCGTGGTCACATCACCGAAGACCCCGTCTTCGATATCGTCGGCCATGCGGCGTAACTGTTGCGCAATGTCAGCGCCGTTCGGCTCGCGAATCGGGACAAGCTTCAACTGAGGTTTCCGGCGGCCCATTACGGTTCAGTCCGATCGAGCAGCCGATCGGCCTCTTCGCCGGTCGTCGCGATCTCGTTATCGCCCACCCGGAACTTGAACGTGCGGCGGCCGAGGATGGCCGAGAAGCCGGTCAGCACCACGCCGATCAGGACGAGGCAGCCATAGGCGAAATAGGCCACCGGCCATGGTGAGGTGGATTTCGCTGCGAGAGCGTCCAGCGAGCGCCATGCGAGCACGGTGACGGCGATACCGCCCCCGCCGAGCATGATGACGCCCAGAAGGCCGCGCCAGTCTCGAGGAGACCATCTGCGGGGCATCAGTCTTCCCACCGGCCGGTACGCGCCGCGGCGAGGAATCCGACCGCATAGCCCGCGATCTTTTCGGCCTTGTCGGTCCCGTTGATGATGCGCCGGCACGGAATGAAATCCGCAAGCGTCGCGTCGTCGTGGTCGAGATAGTTTTTCAGCGACTTGCCGGTGAACGCCCCGGTTTCCATGCCGAGGATCATCAGGCGCGCCGAGATATCGGGATCGAGCGCGAGATCGAAATTGCGGAGCAGGCGGCCGCCCAGCCCGAGCGCCGCGTCGGCCCACTCGTAATTATAGTCCCACGTCAGCTGCGGCAGGCCGCGCCCGTAGGGGATTTGCCCGTACCATTTGCCGGGCCTGCCATATTTCCGGCCGCGGCCTTTGCCGATCTCGGGGATCGGCCGGAACCGGCATTCGTGCCAGGCGGTCGCAAGCGCGTAGGCGACCCACGAAATCCGCCAATGGTTCGCCGCGACGAGCATGCGGTTGATGACGTCGACCTGCACCTGATCGAGCGGGCCGGTGATCTTCCGGACGGCGGCGAAGAAGGCGGCCTTGTCGACGATCTCGAACTTGCCGTCGGGCAGGTGGAGCGGACTCGCGGGCAGCGGGGCAGCTGCGGGCGGCTGCGGCGGCGCCGGACGCAGGATATGCTGCGCCGCGAGCAACGCCAGATCGAGGATGCTTGCGGGCTTCATCGCCTATTCTCCCTCTCGCGGCGCTCCTTGGCGTCCTCGACGAGCCATTTGATGTCGCCCTCCATGCTGGTGAGCCGCCGATCCTGATCGACGATCGCGACCTTGTTCTCGGTCGACTGGTCCTTCGCGACCGCGACGTCGCTGCGAAGCGAGCCGACCCACATCAGCGAACCGACGATCGGCACCGCGACGGCGAACCATGTCGGGAATATCCCGAGCAGCTTGGTCTCCGGCGGCTTCGCAGCGATTTGCGCCGCGGCGATGCGGGCCTGCATGTCGCGCTTCTCGTCGATCGCCTGCATGCACCGTTCGATGATGACGTCGATTTGCACGTCGTTCCCGAGGCCGCTCACAGGAGCCGCCGGATCAGGGCGGCGGTCAGCATGGCGATCGCCAGGACGGCGAGAGCGGCGGCCGCGAGAAGATGCTGCTCCGGCGTCATCAGTCGCCGGGCTCTTCGAGATCCGGCGGCGTGTACGCCGGCTCGGGTTCCGGCTCGAGCGCGGCCTCTTCCTTTTCGATTTCGCGGCGCTGCTCCTCTTGCCGTTCGAACTCGGCGAGCGGGGTGGGCATGTGGGGATGCAAGTCGCGCATGCTGCGGGCGGCCATCGTCTCTATCCTGTCTGTTCGCCGATGAAGGTGGTTACGAGCTTCGCAAAGGCGTTCGCCTGCGCGTACGCGGCCGCCGCAAGGGTCACCGTGCCGGCGCCGGCGACGCCGCCGAAGGTCGGGACGATCCGCGTTGCGCCGACACCGTCAGGTGCGAGCACGGCCGTTACCTTCGGTGTGTTCGGGATGCCGGACGGGCTGGCGACGGTGCCGAGGACGATGTCCTCGCGGATCGTGGAATTGCCGAAGCCCGCGCTGCCGTCATGGGCATAGAGCGCGTGGCGAAGGCTGTAGCTGCGACCCTGATGCCCGAGCGGAATATTGAACACCGCGCCGTCGACGCCGGCGCCCTTGATGCAGCGCACCTCGACGTTGGTCGCGGTGCGAAAGACGATGTTCGGCGCGAGGACGCAGGTGAACCAGTTCGAAATGCGCGTGTCGGAATCGAGCGAGATATAAACGAGCCCCGTCGGCGGCGCGGCGACCTTGACCGCGGTGCCGGCGCCGCCCTGCCCGATATCAAGGAAGTTGCCGCGCAGCGTGACGCCCTGAAACTTGTTCGGCAGGCCGGCCGTCTCCGTGCTTTCGCCCAGCTTGTAATTGAGCAGCTGATAGCGCGCGACCGCGCCGCCCGCCGTCGCCGTCGGATCGAGGTCGCCCCGAAAGTCGATTTGCCCCACGGTCCCGCCGACGAGCCCGGCGGCGTCGACGGTATTGCACATGTTGTAGAAGAGCGAATCGTACCGATCGAGCACGCCCGACCAGGTGACACGCACCTTCATGGGCCCGAGGTCGTGCTGATGGATCCGGCCGAGCAGAATGCAGCCGGTCGAGCCCAGCACGTTGCCGCCTGCCACGACCTTGACGAACACTTCGGTGTCGTGGTCCGCGCAGCCGTACGCAAAATAGGCGCGGCGCGCATTGGTGACGCTGACCTTGCCGGTGACCGCGTCGCCATCGTCCTGAAAATTGACGCCGTAATAGCAGTTCTCGACCTGAAAATCGTCGAAGTGGATGCCACGCACGCGCTCGGCGGGATCGGTGCCGACATTGACGACGCCGAACCCGCGCAGCACGCCCTTCGCGCGGCAGTCCTTCAGCGTGAGCCCCTTCGCGCCGCCATCGAGACGCCGGACGTCGAAGGCGACCAGACCGTTGATATTGGCATATTGCGGGTTGAGGCCTTCGACCGTGATGCCCTCGACGAGCTTCCCGTCGAATTGCGCCCAGGTGAAGATATAGGCGGGCTTCGGGGTGACCGCGTGATTGTGCGCCGTAATGCGGACCTCGCGGCCATAGATTTTCGGCGGGCCCTTGCCGGCGAACACGAACTCCTCGAAGTCCCCCGACATGGTGCCGAGGTAATAGGTCTTCCCTTCGCCCAGATAGAGCGGGAGGTTGAGCTCTTCCGCCAGATCGTAGGCGTCCTGCAGAATCGCCTTTTCGTTCGTCACGCCGTCGCCGACGCAATTGAACGGCGCCTTCGTCACGTCGATTTCGCGGATCACGAAATTGCCGATCGAGCCCGGGACATAGGGCAGCGTCTGGTCGATGCCCATGAGCAGTGGGCCGACCTCGGGGTCGACCAGATTGGAGCGCAGCCCCGGGTCCGCGCCGCCATCCTGCGCCGGATAGGGAGCACCGCCTACACCGAAGCCGAGCAGATTGCCCGCAAGCTTCGAGAGCGGGGGGAGCGGGTACATGACCTCGCCCACCGGCACCATGAGCGCGCGGCCCTGATCGCGGCGCAACACCTGGTCTCGTACCGCGCCGCGGTCGGCGACCTCGTTGACCGGCTCGGCGAGCCAGCCGGTGCCATTGGCAAACTGGATTTGCTGGGTGAAATGCGGCTCGAGCAGAATGAAGAGCTCGGGGCCCTCCGCCGGCGCGACGTCGAAGATGACGCTGCCGCCGCCGGTCGGATTGAGCGTGACGCTATACCCTTCCGGATAGCTGTCCGCGCCGCTCGCGGGCCTCAGCAGCACCTGCACCTCTTCGACGCTCGGGGCGGTGAAGGTGAAGGGAAAGACCGTGGTCTCCCCATTGGGGAGGAAAGGACCGCTTATCGCGTTGGTCGTGTCGACAGCCATCTATTCCATCCGCAATTGCCGTGCGGATCGGGGTAAGGCTGGCGCGCTGCCGCTTGAATCGGCTGGCCTATTCGGTCTTTCCCGTCGTGAGCCCGCGCCACCATTCGCCGATGCCGTCCGGATCGGCGTCGCCGTAACCGACATCGACGAGAAACTGCGCCGCGACGCCCATTTGTCCGGTCGTCAGGCCGGTGAAATAGCCCGTCGTCTCGATCGCGTTGCGCGTCGCGCGCTTCGTCTCCTCGCCCCGCGCGATCTTGCCGAGATCCGACGCGACGTTGATGACGCTTTCGATGCCGCCCTGCGCCGGCGTGAACCGATAACCGAAGGTCGGGCGATCGGTCGCCTTGGCCCACAGCGTCGGGCCGATATCGCGAAGCACCGGGATCGGACCGAAAATCTGAAACATGATATTCGTGATCGACCATTCGGCCCACGTCTCATCATCGTCATCGTCCGGCGTCCGGCCGGCGAGGAGTTCCGAGAGCAGCGGCGGCACGACGAAGAGCCACCACGCCCGCGCGATCAGCCCTGGCGCGTCGGACAGGTTCGCGCCTCGCACGTCGCGGGCAAAGCTGCGCTGGCGCTGATAGAAGGCCGACATGTACGAATAGAACATGGTGAGCAGCTTCGCGGCCTCGCCGAACGTCCCGCGGCCGGACTGGATCGCGGCGAGATCCTTCGCCGCGCCGGCGCCCTGCGACTGGCGCACAGCCTTGTCGGCGGCATAGACCGCGTCCGAATCCTCCATGCCTTCGGCGATCGCCTTGTCGTAGGCGCCGAGCCACGTCGGGATGACGACGACACGGTCGATATAGCCGATGCCGTGAAACGCGAACTTCTTGACCGCGCTGAGGCTGCGCTGCCCGGCCGCCTTGCGGACATTGTCGCGAATATCGCGGTCGAGCGTGTCCATGCGCGCCGCGACCTCTTTCGACTTCTCGAGGACGAAATTCCATGCGGTCGGGTTGCCGACGTCCTTCAGGCGCGGGAGCACCCAGCGCGCCCCGACGCGCTCTATGCTGTTCGAGTAGCCGGCCGCCTGGAGCAGAATCGTCGTCGCCCGATATCCCATGCCGACGATCGTCGCGTTGAGGCGCGCCTTCTTGATGAAGCCCTCGATGCCCGCCTGCCCGGCGCGGTCATAGGCCCATTCGTTCGCGATGCGCTGAAGCCACGGCCGGAACTGTTTGCGGATCTCGGGGCCGAGGCTGTCGTCGACCGCCTTCATCACCGGCCGCGCCTGCAGGAACTTGTCGGCCTGCATGATTGCCTCGCGGTGCGTCAGGTCGTGGATCACCTCGCCGACGTGCCGGTGAATGACACCAAGGCTGAGATGGATCGGACGCTCGACGTTGGTGCGCTCTTTCGTGAACCCCTTCGGCGTCGTGGCGCGGGTATAGATGCCCTCGAACAGGCTGTCGGACTTCGCCGCATAGCTCTCGCTCTCATAATTGCGGCGCGGATCATATACGACCGGATAGTATCCGCCCTTCAGAACGCCCCATTTCGTCTGCACGGGCACCGCCTCGATCTTCTCCGGCGCGATGTCGTTGACCCGCTTCTCCATCGCTTCGATGTCGGGCCACAGGCTATTGATGATATCCCAGACCTCCTGGACATAGGTCCATTCTTCCTGCGTCATCACGCGGTCGAGCATGGCGGTGACGCCGAGCTCCGACCAGCCATAGCCGCCGAGCAGCTTGTCAAAATTGCCACGGTTCCCGGTGTTGAGCGCGATCGCCACGACCATTTCGCGGGTCATGACGAAGGGGTTGCCCGTCTCGCGGTTGAGCAATTCCGGCGCGGTGATCTTGTCCGACCAGCCCTTGAGCGTCGCGGCGGGTACCTTTTCGAGCGCGGTGCGCAGCTGGCCGAGAATATCCGCCATGCGAACGCGCTCATTCTCCTGTGCGTCGACGAGCGGCCGGAAAACGATCCGGTTGAAGATGCCGTTGCTGTCGCCGCTGTCGAGCCAGTCGAATACCGTCTCCATCTTGAGCAGGGCCGCGTCCGCGGCTGCGACCTTCGACTTGATCGCATCCCAGCGCGACGGCTCCATGAGGTCGCTCGGCGGGCGCTGGGGCAGCTGGGCGACCGCCTCGACCGCCTGCGTCACGGTGAGCTCGAACTCGCGCTTTTCCTGCCCGTCCTGCAATTCGCGCTTGAGCCGGCCGAGGTGGATAATCTGGCGCACCGCCTCGTCGAGACCGAGCAGCTGCTCGACGGTGAGTCGCGTCCAGTTGTTCTTCGATATCGTCGCCTCGAACGATGACGGTACGACGATGTCATAGCCTTCGGCCTGGCGCTGCGAGGCCCATTCCTCCCACTTGCCCTGCCGGTTGATTCCTTTCTGGCTGCGCCGGCGCATGTCGACCGCCTCGAGGAGCGCGTGCGCCTGCTCGAGATAATCCTGATCGACGCTCTTCATCACCGCGCGCGATGCGATTTTCTGAAGGCGGTTGCGCGCCGCGTCGACCTCTTCGTGCGCCTTCTTCGCTTCGGAATAGAGCGCATTGTTGAGCATCTGCGCCTGTTTCGCGCGGAACGCCCCCTCGATGTCGCGCTCGAGGTACGCCGCCTCGGCTTCGCGTGCGGCCTTGCGCGAGGCACGGGCATAGCGCTGAAGCGCGCCGGGCATCGCCTCGACGCTGACCAGCCCGCTGCGGATCTTCTGGCGCGCCCATTCCTGCGCGGCGGTGTATGGCGTCGGGGGCTGGCCCGACTTCCGGCCGAGCACGCGGATCTCGGCGGCGATGACTTCGCCCTGCAGGTCGTTATGCACCGCGGCGATCGCCTCGCGTTCGATGCTGCCGTCGGTCAGCGGCTCGCCGTACCGATCGCGCATCATCATATCGAGCTCTTCGTCGATGATGCGTTCGCGCATCCCGCGCTGATCGCCTTCCTCGCGTGCGGTGCGGTGCGCAATCTCGAGCTCGATGAGCGCGTCGACCATGTCGCGGCCGGTCGGGAACCCGGCCTGCTCGGCGATCGTGTCGGGATGCACGCCGCCGTTCCGCATCAGCGGCGGCACGTTGCGCGGCATCATCACCGCGGCCTCGTCGCCCATATAGTCGACGACATAGCGGCGATCGATAGGCGTTGCCTTCATGGCGTCAATCGCGCGGAACGCGGGGCGGTCGGCGACGCTGGCCTCGATCTCGTCGCGGAGCTCGGCGGCGATGTCCCTATAGCGTTTCGTGTTTCGCGCGCGGATATCGCGCACCGTCTTGTCGAGCAGCTGCCCGCGGGCCTCTATACGCGCGTCGGCGGTCAGGCGCTGATAGGCCGCGAACTCGGCGGCCGTCATGTCCGACGAATCGGTCAGCAGCGGATGCACCGACTGCTCGCGCGCGGCGAGGGCGATATCATCGTCGGTGGCGATGAGCCGATCCATGACGCGCCGGATCTCCGGCGTCAGCGGGCTGCGCAGCGCCTTCACGCTGCGATAGATGCCGACCAGCCAGGCGCGGAACTGCTCGAAGATGCTGCGGAGCGCGGGGACGGGCGCCTTGCCCTCCATCAGATATTGTTCGACGCCGCGCGCCCACATTTCGTGCGCTTCGACGGGGATGACGCCATTCTCGATCGGGTGGCCGTTCGCCGCGAACCACTCCTGCACCTGCCCCCAATCGTCCTTCAGGCGGTTGGTCGCATCTTCCGACAGCGCGTCCGACCGCAGTTCCTCGAGCCAGAGGTGCCCGGTTTCGTGCAAGAAGGTGCTGAGATTGCGCGCCTTGAACAGTTCGATGATAGCTGCGCCCGTGAATTCCTCGCTCGGGAAGACGATGCGGCCGCGTGGCGCCTTGGCGTCACCGCTTTGTTTGAAGCTGCGCGCCGAATAGTTCGACACGGCATTGCGGATTTCGCGCCGCGTCGCGGTCGACGGGTCGAGTCCTTCGTTGGAGATCAGGGTGGCGAGCTCGAGCGCGGCATCGCTGAGCGTCGTGTCGGTCTCGGTGGCATAGCGCGCGTCACCGCGAAGCTCGGCGCCGATCGCGTCGAGAAGGGTATTGTTGTCGATCGCATCGTCATAGGTGCCCGCCTCCCTCCCGGCGAGCTCGGGGAAATATCCGGCATCGATTGCAGCGCGGAGCACGTCCTCGGGGGCGGTATCGCGCGGCGCGGCGCCGATCATGCTGGCCTGCCCCTTGTCCGTCGCGCGGATCAGCCGCTTGCGGAACCGCGCCTGCCGGTGCCACGTGTCGCCGCCCATCGAGGCGATATCGCCGCCTGGATCGTCGATACCGCCCCGTTTCGCGATGAACTCGAGGAGCGACGGACCTTGCTTCGCTCCCGTCGCGCCGCGGCGCATGACATTGATGACGCGATCGAGCCCGTCGTCTTTCTGGCGGAGCGCCAGCTGCTCGGGGAGTATCTGCACGACCTGCACGTCGTTGAACTCTTTGCCCGTGAGCATCTGACCCTTGCGCATGGCGCGGGTTTCGTACCGTGCGGCGACGAGCTCGGCCTGCGTGCGCGCGACCGACGGGGTATAGCCGGCCGACTGAAGCTTTTCGACGACGTCGGTGATCAGCGCCTCGCGGCCCTGCATCATTTCCCGGTCGAATTCGTCGATCGCCGCGGCGCGTTCTTCCATCGTCTGGCGCAGGTCCGCCATTTCCATGTTGAAGGATTCGGCCTCGAACCGCGACATGCCGCCCGGGCTGAGCCGCATATGGTCGCGCAGCGCATCCCATGCGGGCGTGCCCGGAAACGACGTCAGGACGCGCTCGACGGGCAGGACAAGGTCGCCGCCGGTCGCCATCGCCTCGAGCGATTCCTGCTCGTAATCGGCCCATGCATCAGGGTCGAATTCGCCCGACTGCATATACTCCTGGATGGCTTCGGCCGGGATATAGACCTCGGTCGCGCCGGTTTCGTCGGCGAGCTCGCGCATCAGCGTTTCGAACGCCTCGGGGTCGCGCGTCCGCAATTTCGACTTCTGCGCCGCGTCGCCCGCATTCTCGAGGATTTGCCCCTCGCGCTGGGCCCGCTTCGCCTCGCCGGCCTTTGCGGCAAGCATCGCGGTTCCGTCGACCACCTTTTCGGCTGTGCGAACGACGGTCGTCGTCGTGCCGACGGCGCCGAGGGTTCCCAAAAGCGTCTGGCGCGCCGCGTCCGGCCGTTCGGCGATGAACTGCCCGAGCGTCTTGTCGGGGTTGAGCGTCACCCACTGGTCGAAATCCTGCAGCAAGGTCGACACCTGCTCGCCGGGGATCTCGGTAATCAGCTGATTGAGCACCATCTTGCCGAGCGGAGAACGCGCCGCGATGTCCCCGAGCAGCTTCGCGGCCGGGATCTTCTCGGTCAGTGCCTCGACCGTGCCCTGCCGGGCCCCGTAGGCCAGCGAGGAGCCGATATCGAGCCCGCGATCGCGCGCGTCCTGGTATCCCCCGGCCGCGGTGAGGGTGCCGACGACCCCGGCCGCGCCTTCGGGATTGCGCGTCATCAGCGCGCCCGCCGTCATCGGGATCGATTCGGTGCCGGCGAGCAGTTCGCGCGCGATCCAGCTCGTCGATTGCGGGCGCCATTCCTCGGCAGCCTTGGCGAGCGCCGCCTGCCGCTTGGCGCGCGCGTCCAGCTTGATTTTCTGCGCATCCTCGTAGCTCTTGTCGAGCCTCGGATTATAGCCGGTATAGATACCAAACAGGTCGCTGAAGAAGCCGGCGATCGCGGGCTTCGGATCGATCGCGTCGAGGGTGTCACTCACCGCACCGATCGCGCTGTCGGTGTTCTTCCCCATCGTATAGAGGCCCGACATCAAGGAAGGGCCGAGACCCGAGACCGTGTCGCGGGTGCTGCGCCACGCCTTGCCGAGCAGCGACAGGCTATTCCAATCGTCCGATGCTGCGGCGGCACCGCGCGGGTTGGCAACGGCCCATTTACCCATGGCAGGGTAAAGTTCCGTCATCGTCATGAACCGGCGCACGTCGCGGCCGCGCTCGGCTTCGGGAAGACGGTCCTCGACCTGCAGGGGCGAGACGCCGATCTCTCGGCCGATCGACGTGGCGCGGCCGACCGTCTCGGGGCTGGAGGTCAGCAAGAGGTCGAGCCGCGTGCGATTGTCGCGCTCGCGGCGCATTTCGGCCTCTACGGGATCGATGCGGGCGATCGGTTCATTCGACGGCTTGCGCTGGCGATAGCGCTGGTCGTAATAATCAAGTCCGGGAAGGGTCGGGGGCAAGGGGCACCTCGTCTGTTGCCCCGGAAAACTAGGGAGCGTGCCGATGCGCTTGAATCGCTTGATCCTCCTGCCCTTGCTGCTCGCCGGTTGCTCGAAGCATGACACGGAAGCCGCCGATCAGCGTTCGAAGATCGAGGACTTGGAAAATCGCGTCGCCGATCTCGAAAGCCGCGCCGACGAAAGCGAGCACAATCAGAAGACGATAGCCGCTGCCGCCGCCTTGGGACTCGATGAGGTCACACCGCCGGTCGATGAAACGGACACCGCTCTACAGGAAATCCGCAATAGCGAGACGGAGGCACGTCTCCGCAAGATAGAGCGCGCGCAGATCGATCAGGAAGCAAAGGCGGCCAATGATGCTTTCGAGGATAGTTTCGGACGGCGCTGACGCCTATTTCGCGTAGTAGCGCCGCCAGTAATCCGCGACCTGGTCGTCGGTCGGCGCGCGCCCGTAAGTGCGCCGATAAGCATCCTCGATCTTCTTGCGGGTTGCGTCGGGGATGTTCGACGCACCCATGTCATAGACCGGCCTCGACCCCGTGCCGCCATACCAGGTGCGCGTAGGCACCTCGCGCGTCGCGCGCTTGAACAGCTTGAGATAATCGTCCTCGGTGAGGTCTTTCTTGCCGTTCTCGCTGAGGCGTCGTGCGTCGGACTCCATGATGCCATAGATGGCGACGCGCTGTTCGTCCGAGAACTTGTCGAACCCGCCGTATTTCTGGCCCCATTCGATCGCGCCGGTAATGCCGGACCGCATATGCGTATCCTTGGGCTTCTCGGTCCGCATCTTCGCCTGTTTGGTGGCGAGCGCGTCGAGCTCAGCGCGGGTGACCTTCCCGGAATACTCGCCGAGCGACATGCTCTTGAACTGCTCCGGTTCATAGATCGACAGCAGGTTGAGCGCGATCGCGTCGCCGCCGTTCGCGGGGATCTCTTTCGGGGTCGCGTTGCGCTTGCCCGCGTCCTGATAGCGCAGCACGGCCTGCGGGCTGAGGCGGTCGCGGATCTTCGCCGGCATTTGCGAAATGTCGGTAAAGCCCGGGTTCTTGAGCACCCATTCCGACGCCTCGCGCTCGGCGGAATCTTCGTCGCGCGCCTTCAGCTGCTCGTCGCGGCTGATCTCCTTGTCGGCCCACAGCTTGGCGCGCTCGCGGCGCTCCGGCGACCAACCCTCCTTGTCGGCGAGCGTGTCGATTTGCGCATAGACCGCGCCCTTGTCCCATGTGCGCGCCGATTGCTGCGGTCCGCCGCCGCCGATCGCCGCCATGTTCTTTTTGACATAGCCCTGCGTCTCGGCCGGCAGGCGCGAGAGCCAGTCTCCGCCGCCCGCGATCGCGTCGTCGACCGCGCCGGGACCAGCGTTATAGGCCGCCCATGCCTTCGCCGGATCATTGCCGTACCGCTTCAGCATGGCGGCGAGGTAATCGCGGCCCACGCGCGTGCGCTCCGCATCGCTGCCGTCTTTCGCGGGCTTCACGCCGAAGCCGGGGTCGGTGTTCGTCCCGGGCATAACCTGCATCTTGCCGAGCGCACCGGCCTTCGAGGTGATGAGGCGGCCGGACGCGTCGCGCTCGCGGTTGCCCGATTCGCTTTGTGCGGTAACCGCGACCATCGCCTCGAGACTGGTACCGGCCGGCGCCGCATCCTTGGTGCTCGCGCCATCGGGGACGGGGATAGTGCCGATTGCGTTGTCGAAGTCGCTCCGCGCCTGGCGCGTGAGCAGCGGTTCCTTCATCGCGCCGCGCAACGCGAGCTCGTCGGTGGCGTTGATCTCGCCGGCATGCGCGTCGAGATAGATTTCGGCGGCGTCGATATCGTCGTCGGTCAGAAACCGGTTGACGATATCCTTGTGCACCGCGCTGACCGCATTGGACTTCTCGAGGCGGATCGTGTAGGCCGACCAGCCGCTTAGCGCTCCCAGATCGTCGACCGCCGCCTTCATCGTGTCCATATGCGCGGCGAGGAGATCCGGCCGGTCCCAGTTTGCCGCGGCGTCCTCGCCCGAAAGCACGACCTGCGACTTGAGCGTGCTTTCCTGCTCGACCCGCAGCTGCCGCGTCGCATGGTCGCCGACCTTGATCGTATCGGCGCCGAAGAGACCGGCAATGCGGTCTTCCGCCATCCGGCGCATGCGGTCGTTCGTCATGCCGCCGATCGTGTCGGCGCGCAGCTTCGCGAGCGCCGCGTCGGTCTCGCCGCGCTTCGAATAGGCGTTGGCACCCTGCTCCAACTGGAAATCGGACAGGATCTTCGCCGCGCCGGTCTGATAGCGCTGCATCGCTTTCCGGCTCTCGGTATCGTCGAACCGGAAATTGAGCTCATCCTGCGCGTCGGCAAAGTCGGCGCCGGCGCGGCCGAGGCTGGCGAGGCCTTGCGCAACCTGCATCCCGCCGGCGGCGACATCGGCAGCGCGGAACCGTTCGCGCGTCGTGTCGGCCGGTGCGACCTGATCAGCCTGATAGACTTGGACTCTAGGCACTGCGCGCCCTCATCTTGCTGTACTGCGTCGCGGCGCCGAGCGCGGTGCCGGCCATGTCGAACGCGCCCTTGATAAGTGCGCCCTTCGCCGCGCTGCGCGAGGCTTTCGCGCTCGAGCGGTAATTCGCGGCGTTGATGTCGAACCCGCGCACCTTCTCGGCGCCTTGCTGGTAGATGCGGCTCGCATCCTCGCGGGCGAGCATTTCGGTATCGTCCTGGACATCGGCCGCCGACCCGAAATCGAGGCTCACGCCGTTCGCGGCCTGCGCGACGCGCTGCTCGCCGCGCAGCTGCGCGACGCGCCGGTAATGCGCGAGCGCTTCAGTGCGCGTGTTCTCGTCGGCGCGGAAGGCTGCCTCGTTTTCGAGCTTGGCGTTGCGGTCGGCGACCTTGGCTTCATAGCGGGAGGCCGCAGCGCCTTGCATCGCGGCATAGCCTTGGCCCGCTGCCGTCACGACGGCCGAGGCGATCAGCAAGGTCGTCGGCTCACACACGGTCGCGCACCTTCTCGAACTTGTAGAACGCTGTCCCGCCATGGCGCTGGCGGTCGTGCCCTACGGTAAATCCCCATTTCCGCAGCATCCGGAGCGCGGCGGCGTTCTCACAGCTGACTAGGCCGCGCAGATTTTCGCTTGAATCGTGCAGCCGGGAGATAATCGACGGGCCGATCGTCAGAAGCGCGCGCGCATGCTGCCAGACGATATCGGTGCCAAGGAACCATGGAGCGCCTTCGCCGGTCAGCGCGCTGTTGATCACGACGCCGAATATCGCCTCGGGGCGGCCGTCGACCAGCGCGGTCCACGCCCGCTCGCTGTTGAGGATGGATTCGCGCAGCGCCTGTTTCGGCGAATGTCCGAAGGCTTCGCACTCGCGGCGGTCGATGTCGCGCATGCGGCGCGCCACCGATCCGACATGCTTGGTGAGGGCGAGCTCGAGCCGTATCCGGCTATTCATTGACGCTGAGATCCACGAACGCGCCGAGCAGGGTGAAGGGCAGCGGCGCGAGCTGTTTGATATGCACGCATATCTTGCCCTGCTCGTAATTGCCGCTGTTGAAGATATAGTCGCCCGTCATCAGGTCGTCAGGCGCGCCGTAGGATTCGTCGACGCGCTGCTTGAGATAGACGAGGTTGCGCTCGCTCTCGCCCGCATAGATGCCCGACGACTCATAGAGCGTGAGCGCGATCGGCCCCGGTTGCTGATTGCGGGCGATATTCCAGCCAGTCCCCGGGATGTTCGCGCGCACGGCGAGCGTTTCGACATAGACGTCGAACGGAATGCCGAAGGTGACCTTGCGTCCGTCCGCGATCTCCGCGGGAAGCGTGACCGTGCCGTTGGTGACAGTGAGCCCGAGCACCGGCACGCCATCGACCATGCCGCCGACGTCGGTGCGCCCCTCGAGGTGCCACAGCCCGGTGAAGGTGCGGCGCGGCTCGTCGAACTCGCCGCTGACCGCGCAATCGAGAAAGCAGCAATCGGGCAGGTCGGCCCAGCTATGCGACGCCATGCGCTCGACGAAATACCGGTCGACGCCGGCCACCGCGCGCTTGACGATCATATAGACGCGGTCTTCGCCATTCTCGGTGATCGAGCACACCGACTGCACCTCGCCGTCGGTTTCGCAGAACGTCCAGCCCCAGACATTCTGCTCCTGCTCCCATGTGAAGCACAGAAGCTTGCCGTCGGAGCGCACCGCCCAGATCAGCGATCGCGGTTCCTGCGAATAGCACCATGAGACGATGTCGAGCCCGTCGAACAGGTGCGGACTGAAGATGGTGATATCGTTGCTCTTCAGCCCATCGATCTCGAAGCTATAGCCGATCGTGCGCACGCTGTGCCCGGTCGAGGTCAGGTAGAAGACGACGGTATCAACGACGAGCGGGCCGAGCCGCGCCGAGCCGCGTCCAATCTGGCGGCGCGGCGCCTGGCTGGTCGCGGTCAGCACCCCGCCGCTCCCGTCGCCGTCGACCGTGAAGATCGCGTCGCTGGTCAGCGCGAGCAGGGTTGTCGTCGAAGCCATCTGCTCGACCGCGTTCACGCGGCCCGCGACGATCGCGAAAGACAGGCTGTCGTCGGCGCGCAGCGGGCGCGAGCGGTCGAAATTCTCGAACTGGCTTCCGCCGCTGCGACTGCCCCAGATGCCGTTGGGAACATTCTTGGTGCGGCCGAGCAGGAGACGCTGCTCGAACAGCGTGACGGTCGACGGATAGTCACCGGCGCCGGCGAACGGATTGAAGCCCTGCGGTGGCGCCTTGTCGAGCGCGGGACCGATATTGTCGTCGGTAAAGACCAAGTCCTCGGTCGTGCCGATATAGCCGAAGAACTGGCTGTTGTGCGCCTTGTAGATGTTATAGCGCCCCGCGCCGGCCACCGCGCTCCACGTGATCGTGTTGTAATTCTTCTTGAGCGTGAGGTCGTTGAACGCCGCATCTTCGGCGCTGGCGCGGCTTTCCTGCCCGGTGTCGTCGTTCACCGCGGTGACGACATAGCTGTCGGTCTGCGGAAAATAGGCGGCACCGTCGTTATCTGCGTCGACGTTGGGATTTGTCGCGACCGCATTGACCCCCGCTGGCGCCGCGATCGACGGCCCGAACGTGATGGTGATGAACTGCCAGTCGGTGTGACCGGCGCGGACAAGCTTCGCCGGCGCATGATCGATATGCGCGAGGAACATCGTGTCCGCGGTCTGCTCGAAATCGACCTCGGCGAGCTCCACCCCGTTATAGGGGCTGCCGACGACATAGGCGCGCGCGACACCCATTACGGAATCGGGCCGTCGGGCGAGGGCACGAACCGGCCGCCACCGCCGCCACCGACATTCGGGGGCGGGGGCGGCTCGACCGGATCAGGGACGGGCGGAGGCGGGGGCGGCGGGTCCGGTTCCTCGGTTCGCGTGATGCCACCGGTCGCGGCGGTAAAGGCGTCGAGACCGGTCGTGTCGGCGTCGATGGTGAAATTATCGCCGTCGAGCACAGCGACGACCGTCCAGAAGCGCCCGTTGAGCTTGTCGCCGAGCTCGCCCTCGATGCCCGTCAGATAGACTTTCTGCCCCGGCTCATAGGCATGGAACGCTGCGGTGATCGCCGCGTTGGCCGCGATCGTGATGTTCGTGATCTCGAGCTCTTCCTCGAGCAGGCGGCCGCCGAGCGCGCAGGGCGACATATAGCCCTGCCCCATTTCGAGCGCATAGGTCTGCGTCAGCGAAAACTGAAAGGGGATGATGCGCGTCGGCTTGCTGGCGTCGATAACCTCGGCGACGAGCCGCGTACCCGGGCGCTTGGTCAGGCCCCCATATTTGAGGATCACGACATTCGTCGCGCGCTTGACCCCGGCGGTATAGGCGTCGACGTCGAACCGGCCGTGCAGGTGCGGGGCAAGCTCGCCCCGGCTGAAATTCGGCTGTCCGGAACGGAACATCAGAGATCCAGCACGCCGGCGCGGGCGAACTCGGCGTCGCTGATATACTCGGGCGAGCGGCGCGGCGACTTGTTCGCCTCGTCGGCGATCGCCTCCGCCTTCTTGAACGCGGCCTCCTGTATCAGGTCGGCCTTGAGCTTCTTGTCCTTCTTGATGCCGTAGCAGGTGCGGGCGGCGAGCTCGAGGACATAGGCGCGCGCGACCAGCGGCGGCAGCACGAAATTGCCGTTGCGATGATAAACGAGCGTCGCATTGGGCACGTTCGTATAGATCTTGCCGTCGGCCAGGATGAAGGCCAGCGGCATGGCATTCTGCCGCGGGAAGGTGCCGGGACCGCCGACGGGCAGACTGGTCGCCGGGTCTTCCACGCCGCGAACCGCGATCGGCGTGCCGCAGTCGGCCGGCTTGGCATAGCAATAGAGCCATTCGGCCGGCCGGTCGTTCGGCACGGCCGCGAGCACCTGGTAGGTCTCGGTCCAATGCCACTCGGTCCAATCGAGCAATTCGTCCATGATGACGAACGCGACCGCGGCGCAGGCGCGCGCTTCGTTCGACGGCTCATTGAGCGAGGCGATCGGCGGCGCTGCGAGATCGAGCATGGCCTGATTGCAGAGCGCGACGGTGGTCATGATGCGGGGGTAAGGCCACCCCCGCGGCGCTTGAATCGGGCTATTTCAGTCCGATGAAGATTTTCTCGCCCCGGCACAGCCTGTGGCGCAGCACGTCGCCGGATTCGGCCGTGATTTCGCGAAGCTTGAAGCCGGCCGCAAGAATGCGATCGCGAACGTCGCGCCCGTAATAGCGGACATGATCGAATTGCCCGAAGTGCAGGTCGCGGCCGACCGGATCGGTTATGCTGGGGTTCTCATAAGTTTCGGACCAGCCCTCGACGATCGGGAACATGCAGACGAGCTCACCGCCGGGACGCAGCACACGGTAGATCTCCGCGAGCGCTTTCCGGTCATCAATATGCTCGAGCACGTGGTTCGCAATGACCAGGTCGAGCGAGTTGTCGGGCAGGTCGATATTCTCGATATCGAGCCGCAAATCGCCGTGATCGCCTTCATATTCGGAAACCCGGTACCGCGCCGGCTTCTTCGAATGAATGATGTGGGTGACGCTATACTCGCCCGCGAAGTGGACGATATCGCGCCCTTCGATCTTGATTTCGTCGCGCTTCATTGCCAGCGCGAGCAGGCGGTGACGCTCCAAAGACCAGCATTTCGGGCACTGCACGCCCGAGCGTACCGGCATGCCAAAAGGCCCGAACTTGCCTTCATAGCCGCATGCGGAACAAATACCGTCTTCCGCCTTGGCGTGCGATATCGCGGCTAGGCGAAGTTGATGAAACATCTGTTTGGTGAAAACTGTGCTGGCCACAGCTTTAAGCGTGCGCGGGTTCATGCGCTTTCTGTTTCACAACGGCGTCAAAATGTCACTGGACTATATTGGGACATGGAGGATCGCGAACACCAGAAGTGCGATAATGACCATATGTTCGATGCCCCAGCGATCCTGCGAGCAGCGCGGCGGCCTCACGTCGATTTCTCGAACACGAGCGATGCGAAGCCGCGGAAGCCCGTCGCGCCCGAGGTGAAGGACGGCGCGCCCGTCGTCGACCGGGAGAAGAGGCCCAACCGATTGTTAGTCCCGCCGATGGCAACCTGCGTCGTTCCCGAGCCCGCCCCCGTGATCGACGACGAGCCGAACGCCGCGAGCATGACGGTGAGCGCATTTGCCGGGACTGTCATCGACGCGGATGCATGGGGGCTCGCGCCCGAGGCCCACACCGTGAAGTCGGTCGACGCCGGCGCCACCTTGCTGCCGGTGAGCACGGCGAACAGCAGGTTGAACACGCCGCCGCTACCCGAGAAGGTGACCGCCATGGTGACGGTCTGATCCATCGGGGAATCGAAGGACCACACCTGCAGATTATTGCCGGAGGCGTTGCCTATGTGTTTGGTCGCAGCGTTGCCGTTGATCGTAACGGCGAAGGTGGTGTCGCGGTTGCCGCCCGAAGAGGCGGCGAAGAAGAAGAGATTTTTGCCCTTCTTGATGTTGAAGGTGCGCGTAAATCCGTTGGTCGGGACGGTGTACGCTTCCTCCATATAGACAGAGGTGAGCGTCACCGGTCCCTGATCGCCGACGCCATAAGCGGCCACAACCTCGACCGAGAAGTTCCTCGCCGGGCCGTAATTGCCCATGCCATCGCGGGCCTTTACCTGCACAGCATAGGTGCCGACAGCGGGTCCGGTGCCATTGCCCGCCCAGCGCAGCTTCGGCGAGTTATAGCGGTCGCTGATCTCGAACTGCGCGGCGTCGGCGCCGCCCGTGATGTGGAACGTGGCGTGTCCGAACGGGTCGTCGTGGCCGAGATTGACGACGAGAGCCGTGTTGACGAAATTGCCTTGCGCTGCCGCATTCGTGACGCTTGGGCCTGTCGTGTCGACCATCGCGGTACCGATGCGGGTGCCGAACTCGCGGGCGGCGATTTGCGTCTGATAGTGCAGGCCGTCGACGGACGCACCGCCCGGCAGCGCATAGGCCGCATTGGTCGAAGGGATCGTATTGTCCGGGCCGAGGATGTAACGGACGCCGGCCTTGTCGACCGAGAGATCGACATGCGCCTGGTTGATCGGCACATATCCGGCCACATAGCCCGACGGCGCCGAGGGCGTGAACTTGCGCGGCACCATGGAGCCCAGAATGACTTCCATGTTCGTCGCGCCGGTGATGCGAGCGCGAGCCCGGTCAATGATATCAGACAGCGCGTTTTTGTAGAGCGTGCCGTCGCGAGCTTCTGCACCGTCCTGCTCGCCCTGGATCCAGTAAAGGCGCGGGATGACGATCGCTGTGGGGTCCGCTGCGACGATCGCCGCAATGGCCAGATTGGCCTGGGTGATCATGTTCTCGAAGCGGACGCCCCCAGCGCCGGGCGTCGCGTTCGAGAGCCAGCCGCCATTCAGGATGCCGGTCGAGCCGACTGCGCAGGGAACGGCCACGACTTCATACGCGGCGCTTTCGGCGGCGATGCCATAGAGAATATTGAGTCCCGGCCCAACACGCTGATAGCCGCTTTGCAGGCCGTCGGGATGGTGCGGCTCGACAATGTCGTAAGAAAGCGTGCGGTAGTTACCGTAAGTCGGGTCGCCCCCGAACTCGCGGATGCGCGGATGCGTGTACGACAGCTCCGGATTGGGATCGACCGGCGAGGCCGTGGTGCCGTTAGGGTCGGTTGAGACGCGGTTGCGGCCCGGATGGTTCGACTGTCCCGCCAAAATCGGCAGGATATACGTCGTCGGGGTCGGTGTAGGCGTTGGGGTGGGCGTAGGCGTAGGTGCCCCTCCGCTCGCCGCCGCAGCGATGCGGCTGGCGTGACCGACGCCGCGACCGCCAGACCGGACGGACATTAGATGCCCGAACCCGGGGTGAAATAGATCTTGCCGGTAGCGCCGGCTGCGATCGCCGCGACGTGCGTCGGCTCATCGCCCATGCCTTCGAGACTCAGCACCTCGGTAACGCCCGGCCGGATCGGCAAGCCGGTCGCAAGCGTCGCCACGACATCGCTTGCGCCGAAGCGCAGCCATACCGTCGCGGTACCGTCGTTGACGATGCGAAGGGCAGCACCCGCGCCGCCGAGGGAAATAGCCTGCGATGCGGCGGAGACATCGATACTGACCGTGCGGGCCGGGACAGGGCGAAAGGCTTTCATATATGCTCCCCTTTGACGGGTTCGGCCTAGCGTCCTCGCTGGCGGCCTTGAATCGGGCACGAAAAAGGGCCGGACGATTGCTCGGCCGGCCCTTCCCCCTTCCGCCCGGAGGCGTAACTATTTGCCCTGCAGCGCCGCCTTGCGGGCGTTGAGGGCCGCGAGCGCACCGTCGCGCGACTTGCCGCCGGTCTCGGCCTTGATCAGGGCATCGATCGCCCCGACGTCGCTGACCGTTTCGAGGTAGGCCGTGAGATCCGGGATGCTCTTGTCGAGCGGACCCGGTTCATCGGTCTTCGGCGCCGGAGCGTTGAGTTCGGCGAGCCGCTTGTCGATCGCCGCGAGCTTGTCGTCGGCGGCCGCGATCTTTTCCGTCAGCAGCTTCTTGAGCGCCGCGACCTCGGGATCGTTGACCGCGTCGGCCTTGTCGTCGTCACCCGGCGCTGCGAGTGCGGGGTCCTCGACGAGATCCATCCAACTGCCCTGCGGGATGTTGGTGGTAAAGAGCTCGCCGGGAAGGCGGATCTTGTCACCGTCGAAACCTTCGGCATTCGCGCGATAGGTTTTGTATTCGTTGGCTTCCGACATGTTACTGGCCTCCCGAGAAATTGGTGTGGCGCGAAGCCACGACGCCTGCGGTGATTTTCCCCGTCGACGGGTTGGTGCCCGTGACGTCGAAATAGAGGCTCATGAACTCTTCGTTCAGACCCTCCGGGATTTCGTCCGGGAACGACAGCTGCTTGCCCGCGACGAGCTCGGCGGCGAGGTAGGTCGCCTGCGCGACGGTTTTCGCCGAACTGAAGCCGCTGTTGTCGTCGCACTGAAGCTGGACGGTCAGGCTGGTGAGATTGTTGAACGTCTCGGTGACGGTGATCGACAGGGGCAGCTTGCACCCTTTGCCGATGTCCCGAACAAGCGAGCGGCTGTCGCCGAAAGGCTTGCCGGTCACGCCGAGGTCGATGGTGTTCGTCGAGCGGGCGTCGCCAGTGATCGCCTGATCCTCGCAGAACATGTTGGTGATGTCGAAAATGCTCATTTGTCTTCCCCTAGAAGACCGGGGCGGGCCGCCGCTGCGACACCGCCCGCGGTGCGTTACGCGACGAGCGCCTCGGTGTTGAGGATGTTGTCGGTGTCGCGGATCGGAATGCCGCGCCACGTCATGACTTCCTCGCCCTGGATTTCCTTGGGCTTGAGGCGCACGAAATTGTCCGACGAGCCGGCGTTCGTGCCTTCGGCGTCGAGCGCTTCGAGCAGGGTACGGTTCATGTAGATGACCGTGTCGGTGGCGCCGATGATGCCGCCCTGATTCTGCATGCCGTAGGTGCGGCGGCCCTGCAGCTTGTAGAACAGCTTGCGGAGCAGCGGATTGACCGCCTTGGTGCCGGCGATCACGTCGGACACGTCGATGTTCGCGACGCGGCCGCTGTAGCGCCAGTCCTTCACGGTCAGGCCGCCATGCTGCGTGAACAGCTCGTCCTTCGCATAGTAGGGGTCGCCGTTCGCATCGAGGACGCGGTGCTCGCCCTTGTCCTCGCGGTCGATACCCGCCGCCATGCCCTCGGGCGTGATGATCGAGGTGGCCTGGTCGCCCCAAGTGATCATCGCGATCGAGGTATTGTCCGAGCCTGCCCCGCCGCCATTGACGACGTTCGGGTTCGCGAGGCTGTTGTAGCGCGCGAAGAAGCCGTGGAACTTGCGCGGGCTCGAGCCGATGTTCGAATACCAGAAGGTCTTTTCGAAATCCTGCGAGATCGATTCGAGGAACGACGTGCCTTCCGACATGCGGACTTTGGCAGCATTCGCGCCCGCGATCTTGAGCAGGCGGCTGTCGACGGTCGACAGGCCTTCTACGAAGCCGGTAACATCGTCGACCTGCGTCGTGGTGCTCTTCGACTGCTTGATGCCTTCGTAGAGCGCACCCCAGCTGACGCTGGGCAGGCCGGTGCGGATCGCCGAGCGATGCTTCGTGCCCATGTTGCAGGTGATGACGTTCGCGTCGCGCATGATCGGGTTGAGCGTGTGCAGCGCTTCGACGATTTCGCCCATTTCGTTGCCCTCGCGCTTCATCACGTCGATGAGGCCGAGATATTTTTCGCCGATGATAGCCATGGGAAATTCCCCCTTATTAATCGTTGGGATAGAGACGCTTCGCCACATCATCTTTCGCGCCGGGCGCCGAAGCATCCGCCCGCACGAAATCACCGTCCTCACCGACGAGCTCGCCCAGCTTGGCGCACAGGCGGATCATGTCGGGGTGATTGCCGAAGCCCGTCGATTCCAGCGCGAGGCGGAACGGATGGGCCTGAATATTCTTGGCCTCGTCGCCCTTGACGAAGCCGAGCGCATCGAGACCGCGGGCGGCGACGTGCATGGTTTCGTCCCACTTGGCGCCGCCGATCTCCGGATCCGCTTTCGCCGCGTCGAGCCATTCCTTGCGCTGCTGATTGCCGCGCGCGACGATGTCGTTGACGGTCGCGTCGACCGCCCGATCCATCATCTTTTGCGCCATCGGCACGAGCGTCTTCGCCTGGTCGTTGGACAGGTTGAGCTCGCGAAGGATCGGGTCGGCCTCGGCGACGAGCTCGGCATCGAGCGTGACGCCGTCGACCGTCAGGTCGTAAGCGTCGGGTGCGCCTTCCGCGGCGCCACCATCGCCTTCGCCTTCACCCTCGCCGCTGGCGCCATCGTCATCGCCTTCGCCGCTTCCGTCGCCGAGCGCGGTACCGCCGGACCCGTCGTCGTCGCCCGAGGCGCCATCGCCCGCACCGGCATCGCCACCATCGGCGGCGCCGTCATTGCCATCGCCGGCGCCCTGATCGCCTGCACCCTGATCACCGGCGCCAGCATCGCCTTCGCCGCCGCCCGAGCCGCCACCGCCGCCGGCGTCATGATCGTCGGGCCCGCGCATGAAGCGGCCCATGGCGCGCTCTGCGGGCGACATGAACGCGGTCGACGCGAGCAGGGCACCGCGCAGTGCGGTCGATTTAGTCGGGAATATCGTCATAGCGGTCGCGCGCATTGGTCTTCTCCTTGGGACGCGAAGGGGGGTTCAGATGTGTGATGAGCACTGCGTTGAGGGTCGCGACGGCATCCGGCGTGCGGAGCTTGTCGGGCTGCCCCTGATCGGCGAGGCGCAGTAGATCCAACCCCAGGCTTCGACGTCCCTCGAAGAATGCGAGATCACGTCCGTCATGCCCGTTGGCGACATCCCAGATGCCAGCCAGTTGAATCGCCTCAAAGAGGAAATTGCGGAACTCCGCCTGCTCGAGCAGCACCTGCAGGTCGCGCACTTCCATCGTCATGCGCCGAGCAGCGTGTCGAGCAGGGGTTGCCCGCCGACGTCGGTTTCGCTGAGGAGGCGCGCCGCGTCGGCGCCAGACTGGACGGCAGGCGCGGCCTCCATGGCCTTGGCCTGCGCCGCCTGCTGTGCCCGCGCATCGCGGATTTTCTGCGCCTCGGCGGTGCTGCGGATGATCTTCGACGGCGTGCCGGCGCGCTGCGAATATTCGTCGATCATCTGGTCGACATCGAGCTTGTCGACCGCTTCGGGCACGACGCCGGCGACATTGCCGACGAACGACACGGTGCGCTCGATCTGGCCGATACCGACCATGCGCTGCATCTGGGTCAGGATCGATACGAACTCGACCTTCACCTCGGTGTCGCGCAGCGCCTCGGGCGCTGGCGGGAGCAGGCGGCCGCGCTCCATGAGGCCGAAGGTGCGATCGATGACAATCTGAAGCTTCTCGGTGCTGACGCGCTCGATGACGGGGCCCAGCTGCGTCAGCTTCTCCTCGTTGCGCGCCGCGATCTCCTCCATGTTGCGGGGCTGGACGCCGCGCATGTTGGTGATCGCGTTGAACAGGTCGGAATAGCTCAGCGCGTCGACCTGCTCCTTGCACTTGTCGATTTCGGAGCGGATGGCTTCGACCGCCTGGTAGGGCATCTGATAGGGAACAATGATGTTCTCCTTGAGCACGCCGGTGCCGGTCACGACGCTGCGCGGCTGGCCGGTCAGGCGGACATTCGGCGGCACGATCTTCTCGGGATGCACCATAAGGTCGATCGCCTCGTTGCGGCGCTTGGTCTGCAACTGGAGCTCGCGGAGCGCCGGCAGGCTCTCCATCCCCGGCGAGTTGCCGTAGACGTCGCCTCCGCTGACATCCCAGCGCGGCGCCCAGAACGGCTGCTCGGGATAGCCGGAGATTTTCAGCGTGCTGTCGTTGCGATCGTCGCCCGCATCCCAATAGACCGAGCGGAACGCGAAGCGGCCGCCGGCGTCCGGCTCGATCGCGTGATAGATCTCGACCTCTTTTTCATAGTCGCTGCGGTCGTAGCTGGTGCGGATCGTCGGATGCACCGCGGTGCCGAACGAATCGACGGCCTGCCGCACCGTCATCGGGCACATGCGATAGAGCGTGTCGGGGCTCATCGCGGTCGACAGCGCAATCCAGTATTCGCCGAAGGTCAGGCTGTGGCAGACGGCACCGTGCACGCGGTGATCGACCATCACCGTGCCCTCGCCGCCGAACAGGCCCATTTCGGCATAGCCGGCTTTCGCAGCGGCATAGAAGTTGGTCGACGCAAGGAAGGCGTACATGCGCTGCTCGACGTCGCTCAGCCAGTCGCGGACGCCGGGCTCTTCCATCAGCGCATCGTCGACCTTCAGCGTGAACCACGGCGACGAGGCCGACGACAGGCCCGATGTCATGCCGTTGGTGAGGGTGCGGAACGCGATGATGCCGTGCGGATCGAGCAGGCGGTTGTTTGCCTGCCGGCGCCGCGTGCCCTTGTTGCGTTCGGACGCGAGGAAGCGCGATCGCGCCGGCTGCGCGAAACGGGCGATATCGCGCGCTTCCGTCTCATAGTCCTGCCGGATGGTCTTCATCCCGGAGAGGCGGTTTTCGCAGTCCTGGCGGATAGACGCCATTAGCCGAGGGTCGGATTTGCCGTGTTCGGGCTACCGAGCGCGCCCTGCGGCGACGTGATCAGGCCCGCCATGATGGCGCGGCGGCGCTTCGACGAGTCTTTCGTGAGGTCGAGCCCTTCGTCGGGCAGCTTCATCGCCTGCCTTTCGGGGACGCTGGGAACGTCGGGGGCTTTCGGGGTGCACATGCCAGCGGCTCTCCTTTGATGGGAGAGCGTTACGGGTGGCCCCCGCGCCGTTGAATCGGGTCAGATCTCGTCGTAGCGGTCGCGCGGCTTCGGGACCGGCGGCGGGACGATCGGCATCGGGGTGAGCGGATCGGCCTCATAGCGCTTCCGGACCGCCGAATAGTTGCGCGTGACGTAATGGCGATCGAGGCCGGACAGGCGGCACCATTCCTCGAAGCTGCTCGGGCTAGTCGAGTTCATTGTATCGATCGCCTCCCGGCCTATGGCCGTAATTCTCGGGGTTGAGATACGACGGCACCGAGCGCGGCAGTACCGGCTCGGCGAAGGTGCAGGCGAGCGCGTCGCCTTCATCCGGACTCGCAAGGCCGCGTTTCTTCATGTCCTTTTTCTTTTCGAGCACGATGCTCGTCTCGTCGGCGCCAAAGGCATAGGTCGGCCCGACAAGGTCGTCGCTCAGTTGCTGATTGTCGGGGATGGCGCCCATGGGGAGCCACGCGCGCATGCGCGTCCACATCTGGGTGCGCTTGTTGCCGGTGTGAACCGTCACGCCATTGTCTAGGTAGGCTGCGCCCCCTTCGCCGCCGAACCACACCTCATGGACATTCTCGACGCCCAGCTGCCGCAGGCGGTCGATGACGGCCGCGCCGATGTTGCCGGCGTCGACAAAGATCGCGTCAGGCTTCCATCGCATCGCCTCGAGCGCGATGTCGCCGGCGAGCAGCATGCTGTCCTGTTTCGTCCATTCCTTCCACGGGCGGGACTTGGCGTCGCGGCCGCACCGGATGGCGAGCACCGACTTGTCGTCGCCGAAGCGCGCGCAGTCGACACCGAAGATGACGGGATCCGAGCCCAAGGTCTGCACCTCGCGCTCTTTGGCGGCGTCGACGACGTCCTGCCCTATGAATTGCATGGAACTAGCGGAGGGGAACATGCCACGGACGCGCACCTTTACGATATCGCTCTCTTCACCATAGGTTTTGACGAGCAGGTCGAGGAAAGCCTTGTTCGTGCCCTCGACAGTCCGGCTATCTATCTGCGCGGTGCGCCAGAGATTGCGGTTCTTGCCGAAGCACTGGCGAAATTCGCCGGTATTGAGGGTCGGGTTGCCGAAGGCGATCCAGATGATCTCGGTATCGGCATCGGTGAGCGCGCCGAGCGTGACCTCCCACACCTTGTCAGCGATAGCAGACGCTTCGTCATAGATGACGATGATGCGCTTGCCCTCGTTATGCAGGCCCGCGAACGCCTCGGTGTTGGTCACCGACCAGGTAACGAGATCGAGGCGCCACGACATAGCGCGGCCGGGCAGCGTCGAAACGAGGCTGGTCGCGTTATGCTTGAACCAATCGCGCGTGATCGCGAGCCGCGCCCATTTGCCGATTTCCGGCGACGTCTTGGTGAGCAGCTGGGTCTCGGTATTGGCCGTGATGACGATACGGGTGTCGACGCAGGTATCGAGACCCCACTTACATATGATGCCGATCAGCGCGGATTTACCGATGCCGTGCCCCGACGCCTTCGCGCTGCGATACGGCATGTGCCGGGTTTCCGGATTCTGCAGGTGCTCGCCCAGCTGGCGGAGCTCATCCAGCTGCCATTTGCGCGGTCCCGCATGGCGCTCGAGGTCGGTGCCCTTCTTACCCCAAGGGAACGCGAAAAGCGCATATCCCTCGGGGTCCCACCTGAATTCGCCAATACGCTGCGCGAGCTCGAGGTGACTGTTAGCCCGCGCCATCCGCTACCCGCCTGTTGCCGGCCTGGAGCGCCTCGACAAGATCATCGGTGACGTCGTGCTCGATCTTGTCCTTATACATGCCGAGGTGGCGCGCGACCTTGTCGAGCGCGGCCATCTGGTCGTGCACCTTCATTTCGAACCCGGATTGCGTGACCTTCACCCCGGCATAGAGCAGGCGCGCATTACCCTTCAGCTGGCGCGTATCGTGCGCGAAGACGTCCGGATTGCCCTCGCCGCGGCATTTCGTACACTTCGGGTGCGGCGGGTTCGATTTGACGAACCCATAGCCGCCATCATCCTTGGGCAGCTTGGGTGCCGGCGCGCCGGGCTTCTTCTTCCCCTTTTCGGCTTCGGCCGTGAGGCGCGCGACCATAAGGGCCTGCGTATATTCTTCCTCGTCGACCCACTGATAGGCGAAGCCCTTGCCGTGGCAGTAGCGGCAGCACGTCCGGCGGAACTGGATCAGTTCGTTCGCGTCGGCCGTGGCGATCGCCCACCAACGCTCGAGCACCATGTCTTGCGTGATTTCGGTGCGCTGCGACCGCGCCGCGATCGCGGCTTCGATATAGGCCGCCACCTTAGGATTGCTTAGGAGCTTGTGCGCTTCGACCGCGCAGACATTGTCGCTGCCCTTGTAGCCGGCGGCGCGGTAAGCGCGCACGCCGTTGAGGTCGACGAGATATTCGTCGGCGAACAGCTTTTGCTTGAGCGTCAGCCCGGTCTCGGCATCGCGCGACGGCGGCGCCGCGCGCTTGGGTTTCGCGGCGCGTTTCTTCGGGGCAGGCGTCTTAGCCACTGGTCCCCCGCAGCTTGTCGATCAGGATGTCGACAACTTTCGCAAGGCGAGAGGCGGCGAAGAACAGCACCATGAAGATGACGTCGACGATGTCGAACAGGAAGCACAGGACGAACACGACGAGCAGGGCGGCAAGAATATCATCCACGTTCCATCTCCCCGTCTACATTCTCGACTACCCACACCAACAGGGCTCCGAGCGTCGATGCGCTCGCCTTGTGAAAGCCTGCAGGCGTGTCCGGATACCACTGAAGAGTCCAAACCGAATTTTCCCGCAGCGCCTTCTCGCGCTCGGCATCGGAAACAAACTCGTCGTCGTCGAACAGCCCCTGCTCGAACCATTGCTGAGCAGTTTCGTAGTTGCATGCCTGCGCGTCGTTAAATGTAAGGCTAAGGCTGGAAAACTCACCGTGGAGAAGCGACCGCAGAAGCTTCTCGACAGGCTCCATATGCGCGCCGAGCACATTCGCCGCCTCGCCCTTATCCACGTTCCATCTCCACTTTCCATCCGATGAAGACCAGGTCGGCGAGGCCTTCGCTGAGGCTGACGCCGCGCCCGCTCGCCCATTTCATGATTTCGGCATGCACGTCGGGCTCGCGCGTGCGGACGATCACCGTCGACGGCGCAGGGATCTCGCGCGGGCGGTCGCGCCAGTGCGGCGCCATGTTGAGCGGCCGCGCGGTCCATTCGCCGGTTTCGACAATCATGACCTGGCGGCCGCGCTGGAATCGCCGCACCTCGAGCAGGCCGCGCCGCTCGAGCCGCTGGATCGCCTCGACCGTGCTGCTCACCGCCGAATAGCCGCTGACCTCGACCAGATCGTCGGCCGTCGGGCAGGGCCGCCCATCGCGCGCCGCCGCGGCGATCGCGCCATAGATATGGCGGTCCTTCAGCGGCAGGTCACAGATCAGCGCGGCGACTTCGGCCTTATTCATCTTCGAGCTTTCCAATAAATCCGAGCCAGTGCTGCCCCTTCGGCAACACGGTGACGATCGTGCCGTCGCCGCAAACGACGCGGTGCCCGCTCGGCAGGATGACCGCGCCGCCGCCCATGCTGTCGCACATGTCGAAGATCGGGCCGGTGAGGCGCTGGACGATCTCGCGCGCTGGGACGTTGGCTACGAGCTCGCGGTAGCGGCGCATCGCGTTGAGCGAGACGGTGAGGGGGATATGTCGCTGCTCAGACATGCGCCGGCACTCCGGTCTCGGCGACGAAGCGCACCGCCCCCGGCGCGTTCCGGTCGAGCGTGCGCGCCACCGCCACCGCGATGCGCGCGCCGAGGTTGGTCTCGACATAGTCGCGGGCGAACTTGCTCGGCAGGGTGACGACCGCGCCCTCGTCGTCGAACGTGATCGCTGCGCCTTTCAGCCAGCTGGCATAGGTGCGCCCGAATTCCCGCTCGAGCAGGTTGTGCACGATCGCCGACCGCTCATCCTCGCCGGCCTTCGCCGCGACCGGCGCCGAAGCGCGCGGGCCGGCATCGGCCTTGTCGGGATCGGGGAAGGCGACGCCCGCCTTTTCGGCGCGCAACACGTTCGCGCCGATCGCCACGACCCGGTTCGCCCAGGTCGCGAGCCAGTCGAGCTTGCGCGCCTTTCCGCCCGGCAGCGAGGTCCAATATCCACGAAACGCTTCCGCTTCAGTGGCATAAGCTCCTTTCGACCATTGCTCGGCGATGGCGCGCGCCTGCGGCGGCAGGTCCGCGACGGCGGGAGGCTTCCAATCCATCGGCAACCGCGTGCCGCGATGCGCCTGCTCCTTTGCCTTCGGCTCTTCGCCGCCCGAGCCCTGATCCTCTTCCCCGTCGCCATTTCGCTTGGGGACAGATGATGCGTCAGCATCATCTAGGGGAAGTATCTTGTCTCTTTTAAGGGGTGACACCGGCGTCACCGGCTCCCCTGACATTTTGTCGCCGGGGAGGGTGTCGCCCATGTCGTAGGGGGGTGACATTTTGTCACCGGCTACGACATGCATGGGCGGCTGATAGCCGAGCAGGATAAACCCGCATGCGCCTTGGCCACCGTCCTCGCGATATCGATCGACACGGCGGATCAGCCCGAGCCGGTTCGGGTGCTCGATCGTCGGCTCTTCCAGCGTGGCAATCGCGCGCTGGACAGTGCGCGTGCTGACCTCGACGACGCTCGCGATGCGCCGCACGCTGAGGAACTGCACGACACCGGCCGGCGACGCCCAATTGGCAATCTCGCGCAGCACCGCCTTGACCGTGCGATCGCCGCACGTCTGCTCTTTCGCCCATGCCGAGGTTTCAGCGCTCATGTTCCGACAAGGTCCCGGAACAGCAGCGGCTCAATACTGCCATCCTGATTGACCCGGTCGAGCCACAGCGCGGCACTCGGCTCGTCACCGGTCCAACCGTCGGGCCACGTCTCGGCCGCGATCAGCTCGCGAATGCGGGCCTCTTCCTCGGCGTTGATGATGTCGATGCGGGGACGGTCGAGCCGATCGGCCTCGGCATTGATGCGCGCTTGGACGTCGAGGATGGTGTCGAGGGCGTGAAGGCGAGCCGCGAAGGTGAGCGGGCCCATGCGCTGCGGGTTCTTCGCGATCTTCCCGCTCTTGAGCTTCTCGGCGCCCGCCTTCCTGATACGCTGGGCCGGTTCGCGCAGCCAGCGATGCAGCTCGCGGAGCTCGCGCAGGGGCGCGATGTAAGACCAATAGTCCATCGCGATGATGTTCTGCAGCGCGGTATCATCCTCGGCGAGAGGGCAGTTCGCGCAGCCCGTGCGAGCGCTCTTCTCGACGGCATCATCGCCGCCATAGGCATCGGCGAGGATCGCGGTCGGCCAGCCGCCGAACTCCGGCTGCGGCGCATAGACCTTGAGCCAATCCCAAATGGTGCAGACGCGCCAATGCAGGAGCGGGGCGAGGGTCGCGAGCCGGCCGCGAATGCCCTTCGCCTCGGGCAGCACCTTCTGATACCAGCCTTGCCCGCACTCCGCGCCGTCTTTGCCGCATGACATGGCGATACGACCGTCGCGCACCGCGCTCTCGCCTTGGCGGACGCCGGTTATCATCAGCGCCGACCCGTCGATTCCGTCAAGCGCGGCTTCTAACGCGGCCGTCATCGGGTCGACCTTGATCTGCCGGGTGCACCAACGGAGCGTGTTGTTGTTCGGCGGCGGCACGCCCCGGCCGAGGATATAAACCCAGAAGCGCTTGTCGAGCGGCGCCATCACCTCCTGAAATTCGATCCAGTCGCGCTCGAGCAACTTGTCGATGATAAGACGGGCCGAGGCCTCGATCGGGAGAAGCTCCTGCCGGGTTTGCGCATAGAAGACGTACAGGCGCTTCGGTCGCGGCAGCTCTCCGGCCTCGATCAGATGAACGATGAGGGTCAGCGCGGCCGTGCTGTCTTTGCCCCCGGACCACGCAAGGGCAACATGCTCGTGCTCGCCCCAATAGGCGCGGAGCGAGGCGAGCGTCAGCTCGATTGCTTCCTCGCTCACCATTCGGGCGCCCTGGGCGAAAAGATTGTCAACTACGCGCGTCATCGCAGCGCCTCCGGCACGTCAATGCCCAGCTTGGCGCATTGCTCGCGGCACTTCGCGCGCACGGCCTCGCGGTGCGGAGAGAGGAACCGGCCGTCCTCGTCGCGAACGATCGGCGCCGGCCGCGGATCCGCAGGTCGGCCGGAAAACAGAAGGGCGAGGCGCAACGGCAACTTGATCATTCCCCATCACCGTCGAGAAGAGGGCCGATCTTCGACGCCGTCCGGATTGCCCAAACGTAGAACACCAAGATCGGAGCCGCGACGAGCGCGAGGACTGCAATCATCATGCGGCGACCCTTTCTGCGAATAGATCCGGCTGCTGCCCGGCGCCCGGCGTCGGTCGCGGCGCGAGACCGTGTTTGATAGCGAGTGCGTGATCGCCCCATTGTTTTGCGATCGCCGTCGCAATGCCGGGATAAGTGCGCGACCGGTCGATCGACCTATTCGGCCCAGGCGGCGCGCGATGACATGCTGACCAGGCTTTATGTTCTTCCGTGCCCGGGCTCGGGGGTGGGAGCATGTTCGTCGGGACGAGGTCAGGCAGATTGACCAATTCAAAGCCTGTCAGCTTGAAGAACGGGTCTCCGAAGAAATAGGGATGGACGAACTGCGTATAGCCGCGGCCCGTGGCCACGATCGCGTGCCGATGCATGACGGGGTTTTCCATCGCGCGGCACGGGATGTCCCCCTCGTCGCGACAATAGCGATAGAGGGCTGCCGCTTCCTCCATAGCCTCGAAACGAGCCTCGTTTCGGCCGTTCTCTTTCTTGCAGCCGATATAGAGGTGTTTCGCGCCGCTATTGCAGAGCATCGGGCACGGGGTGTGGAAGAGCGCGAGGAGGTCGAAGTCCATGTGAATGGCCTCGCGGACATCGCAGCGCAGGTGACGGTTACTGCCATCCTCTGCAGGCGCGAAGTCGCACGACCACGCATCGTGGCCTAGCCGTTCGAACTCGCGGCGAATTACGCCCGACCGCTCGCAGCCGATCAGAACTCGAAGCCCTGTTTCGATCATGCGAACATCTCATGCTGATCGCCGTGGTCGACCGGCATCGCGGCGACCTTTGCCGCGATGAGGTCGTCGACTGGGATATCGAGCCGCACGCCGATATCCCGGATGTGGTTCGCCTCAGCCTCGATCGACAGCGATTGCATCCCGGCCGCGCGCGCTGCGAAAGCGGTCGTGCCGGTGCCGGCGAACGGATCGAGGACCAGCCCGCCCGGCGGACAGACCATTTCGACGAGCCAGCGCATGACATCGTGCGGCTTGACCGTCGGGTGAGTGCGAAAATTGTCGTGCCCGCAGTCCGGCTTGCCGACCTGGTGCGCGCAGCAGGAACGGCATTCGAAGATCCGCTCCGCCTGTTTGGCCTTCGACGAATAGAAGAAGCGCGCCGCGGTCCCGGTATCGCCCTGGAAAGTTGCGCCGTTGTCGCCATTGCCCTGGAAGGCACCGAAGACGTTGCGGAATTTGTCGCCGCCTCGCTCGCCGACGGGCGCCAGCGCACCGCGCTCGCCGAATGCGGCGAATGCGGCCTCGACCTCGGCGCTGCCGTCGTGGATCACGTTCGCGGGCCACCGCCCGAGCTTCTTCGCTTTCTCGACGCCTTCGCGCAGCCGGTCGCGGTGCGCTTCGACTGCGGCCGGGTCATCCATCCACGGGCGGCGCCAGCCTTCGGCATGCGTCTCGACGTTGACGCCATTGCGGCTTTGCCCTCCGCCGTCGAAGCGCTCGCCCTCGTCGATCGAGATCCGGCAGGCGTCGATGTTGATCGCGCCGGTACCCCAGCGCGTGACATTCGCGGCGACGCTGCTTTCGGCGATGGGCTTTTGCGCGAGCACGATCGGCTCGATTGCGGGTTTCAGGGCAGTGCCCCAGCCCTCCCAATCGCCTTCGAGATTGTGCGACTTCGGAAAGCCGGTGCCATAGACCCAGCCGAGCAGGCCGGCGAACATGCTGTTTTCGAGAAGGCGCGCGAAGGCATCGCGCTGCGAAGGACTGAGGCCGTCGACAAAGCCCGTTGCGAGGTCGTCGAGAGAGAAGAGCTCGAAGATACCGTCGCGGATTTCAAACCCCGCATCTTCGATCGCGCAGGCCATGCGGCCGAAGCCCTTGGTCGACGCGAAAGCGACCAGGTGCGCGCCCGGCTTCATCACGTCATAGACGCGGCGCCACGTTTCCGGCCGGAAGGCGACGTCGCCGCCGTCCCATTCCTGCCCCATGAAGCCGGTCGACGACCGCGCGTAGACGCCGGTCGCGCCCGACTGGATCGGCGCGGCGTCAGGCTTGCCCAGCCGTTCGACGATGCTGTTGAAATGATAGGGCGGGTCGGTCACGACCGCGTCGACGAGCACGCTATCGCGGGCGAGATCCCGCAGCGCCTCGACGCAGTCGCCGAATATCACACGATGCGACATGCTGACGCCTCAAGCCGCACGCTCGAGCGGCAGGCTCAGCTGCATGCCGAGCGCGTCCTTATAGACCTCGAGCACCGCTTCCATTTCCTTGCGGTCGTGCACGGGCATCTTCCGCAGCCGGATGACGGCGCGCATGATCTTGGGATCGTAACCCTGCGACTTCGCCTCGAGGTAGACGTCGCGGATATCGTCGGAAATGCCCTTGGCCTCTTCAGCCAACCGCTCGATGCGCTCGACGAACAGACGCAGCTGATTGTCCGAAACCGAAGCTTCGCTCATTGATTTGCTCCTATGACGCCCCCCTCGACGGGAGCAGATTGGTCACCATCGCGGGGACATGGGCCGCTAGCGCGGGCCCGAACCGTTCCCCGCGATGGCATGGATGATGGGGATGATATTGCTGGCGTCGTCGGCGAGGCTGGCCCGCTCGGTGTGCGAGAGCACGCCATCCTCCAAAGCTTCGGCACCGTTCGCGGCAAAGCGCGCGCAGGCGGCGATGCCGCGGCGCACGGTGGCGGCGTCATCGACGTCGAGCGGCGAGGTGCTGAAACCCATGCGGCTGGCGCACCGGCCGAACGCTTCGGGCGGTAGCACGGCGAACACGCGCATGAAGACGTCGAGCGGCATCAGCGGGCCGTCGGCCTCGACATAGCTGCGCAGCGTCCCTTCCCTGTCGCCGGTCGCGACGGCGAGATCCGCCCAGCTGATGCGCCGGCCGAAGCCGACGAACAGGCGAAGCGTGTCCCGGATCAGGACTTTCACAGCGTCGTTGGAAAATTCGGGCATCATTTCCATGGGAAAGCTCCCGGCCGCCGCGCAGACGTTTCACATGGAACAGGGACAAGAAAGCGAACGGCACGGCGGGGCCGAGGGGTTGGGGGGAGGGAGCCCCGCCGTGCCTGCCCGGAGCGCCGGGGGGGCGACACGCTCCGGAAACGGGTTGCAGGAGCGGGATTCGAACCCGCGATCTCTTGGTTATGAGCCAAGCGGGATGACCGGACTTCCCCACCCTGCGAAAACTGACGATCGATCATGTGGCGGCGACCCCCTCGAGCAGGAGGTCGGCCTCGGTGACGGCGCCGCCCGACCACGTCGCAATCTTGACCGCGAGCGGAAGGCTGGGCTGGCGCTGACGATAGGCGATCTTGCGAATCGTGCTCTCGGCCTCGTCGAGCTCCGCCGCAGCTTCTGGCACGGAGATTCCGCGGGCCTTGATGTGGTCGAGCAACGTCATGCCCAAGATATGCCCAATATGGGCACCTCATGCAAGCCAGAAAGTGCCCAAGCTGTCCTCTATACGAAAGGTGCCCACACGGGGCACAAGAAACGCATGGCAAACAACCGGATAGCGGACCTCAGAAAGGCGAAGGATTGGACGCAGGCTCAGCTTGCGGAGGCGATCGGCACGACCGTCAACAATCTCGGCAAGCTCGAGCGCGGTGCGCGGCGCCTCAATCAGGACTGGATAGACCGCATATCGGCGGCGCTGGAATGCGAGCCCGACGAGCTTATCCGCAAAGGCAATTTCACCAAGCCGTCGGGCCAGCGCGACGAGCACCGGCCGCTCGACATGAAGCGGGCGCCCGACCAGCTGCCGACGCGCAGCGCGTATGAGGATGTGGGCGCGGTGCAGCTGCGCCGCGTCAACCTTGAGCTCGCCATGGGCGACGGCACCGACCTCGAGGACTGGATCGAGGAGGAGCCCTACGGGTTCGACCCTGGCGAACTCGCCGCGATCACGCGCACGCCGGCGCATCTGTTGCTGATCGGGCAGGGGATCGGCGACAGCATGGAGCCGACGATCGGCAGTCACGACAAGGTGATGATCAACCGCGAGGAGAGCGAGCTTCACCGGTTCGACGGGATCTATGCGCTCACGATCGAAGGGGCCGGCGCGATCAAGCGGCTGGCGCCGGCGGGCAACGGCATGGTGCAGGTGATATCGGACAACCGCAACCATCAGGATCCGGTTCGCGTCTTCCCGCGGAGCTCGCTCCGGATCATCGGGCGCGTCATCTGGTCAGCGAAAAGGCACTGATATGACCGACACCGCATGGGGCATTGCCGTCACGGCCTACATCTTCGTCGGTGTGGCGATCATGGGAATCGGCAACGGCGCGGCGAACCGGCCGCAGGGCCTTCCCGGATCCGCGAAGGTCGCGGCGCATGACGCGCGGGGCAGGCGTTTTCAGGCGCTCATGCTGCTGTGGATTGCCGGGCTGGTTGCGTTGCTGCTCGCGGCAGGGCACATTTGATGGCGTGCCTGCCCAGATAACCCTGCCCATCGTCGGGACGCAATTCGCGAACAAGAGCTCGAAGGAGCCGACCCGGCAATTCGCGCTCGAGCTCTGCAAACCCGGCGACCCGGTCGTGCTGCGGCTCGACCCGACCAATCCGCACGACGAGCACGCGATCGAGGTGCGCAACGCGCAAGATATGATGATGGGCTATATCCCGGCGAACCGCGCGGTTTATGTGGGGATGCAGATCCGGCGCGGCTCGGCGGCCGCGATCTTTCAGGGACGCACCGACCGTAACGGCTATATCCGAATCGCTTTCGACGGCGAGGCGCCGGTGCTTCCACCCGAACCGGCCGATCAGTCGCCGCAAGAAGACTGGTACCCCGACGAGGAATATCCCGACGAATAGCGGGGGTTAACGGGATATGCCCATATAGGGCATTTATAGCATTGACAGATGCCCAAACAGGGCACATTAATTCCGGGACTGGGCACATCAAGTGCCCGGCGCCGGAGGTCGAACGATGCTGTCTGCCCAAGAGCGTTCCGAGAATGGCGTCGCGCCCGACGTCGCGCTCGCTCACCTTGCGATGGCGTTCGTCGCCATCCTGATCATCGTCCCCGCGATCGTGGCGGTGCTGCTGTGAGCGCGAAGGTGAACCCCTTCGACGGCGTCAACGCCGACGCGATGGAGGTCGTGCGCCAGCTGCTCGAAAACACCTATCGGTCGCAGGACGGATGGGAAGAGACGGGCTGCGATCGTATCCTCGCCGACTGGCGCGCGGCGCGCGGTGAAGAAGCATTCGACGATTGGCGCTGGTGGATCGGCGAGGTCGACGGCGAGAGCTTCGCGCTCGACTTTTCTACCCGCGACGAAGCGATCGCCGCGGCGCCACGCGCGATCGAGGGCGGCGACATTTATTCCGAAGACGGCCGATACGAGATTGTCGAGGCATGCAATTGGTCCGACGGTATTGGCGGCGAAGATGACATCGTCTGGTTCGCCCGGCAGCGGAACAAGGAAATTCTGCAGGCGGACCCGTCATGACCGGCCTGCCGTTCTACGAGGGCTTCGCGCCCAAGGGTCTGCGCACCTTCGACGCCTGCCTCGAATCCGCCGAGGCGGTACTGCTCGCCGAGCATGAAAACGACAAGGCGGCGAGGGCTTGGGAGCAGGAGCAGCCGGTCGACGTGAAGAACTTGATCGGCGAAGAGGTTATGTCCGTTGCCAAGCATCCGCATGGCTGGTCGATCCGATTCGGTTCCGGCGCCAGCATCGTCATTCCCTCGGGCGTGACGCGGGACGGCGTCGGCGTGCTGGTGATCGAGCCATGACCGACACCGCCGCCCGCCTCTACGCCATCGACCTGCTCAACCGCGCCGGGGTCTATCCGACACCGGGCACGATTGCCGACGTCGTCGCCATCCTCCCGCTGATCGAGACCGACGTCGTCGACGCGATCGAGAAGCCGATCGGCAACGGCACGTCCGGCACGCAGGCGATCGTCGCCGCGCGCATCGCGTCCGGCTGCCACCGACCCAACCCGAACCCCCCGGTGACCCCGCAGTCGACCCAGCCGGGACAACCTGCCGCCGCCTCTGACGTCCACTCGGGGGCGGCGGCCCTTCAGGAGAATAGCCGTGGCTGACACGCCTGCCGAAGCCGAATTGCCGCCGCCGGTTCAGATTTCTGATCCGCACATGGAAGCCATGATGCAGATGTGCGAGCGGTTCCGCGCCGCGATGCATGACGCCGTCGGAGAATTCGAGGATCCGCGCGACGCGATCGCGGTCGCTATGACCGCGGGGATTGTCTTCGCCGGCATGCAGGCGGGCTCTCTGATCGCCATGGGCGATTATCAGGAGACCGCCGAGCAGTACGCCCAGTTCAACCTGATGCTTGAGACCAACTTCCCGTGCGGCATCCGCTTCGGGAAGCTCCATGCCGCGCGCACCATGGCGAAGATGGGGAGCATGAACTGATGGAACCGCGCCTCTGGACTCCCGACATGGTGATCTATCATCATCCCTGCCAAGACGGCTGGGGTGCCCGCTTGGCCTGCGATTTGCGCTGGCCGGATGCGACCTATGTGCCGGCGAACTACGGCAACCCGCCGCCCGACGTCGCTGGGCTCAACGTCCTGATCGTCGATTTCAGCTACAAGCGGCCCGTGCTCGAAGAATTGGCCACGAAGGCCGCGTCGATCGTCATCCTCGACCACCACAAGACGGCCGCCGAAGATCTCGCGCCGTTCCAGCGGTACAAAGACGCGCCGGACCGCTTCACGCGCGCCACCGTCGCGTTGATGATCTCCGATTTTCAGCGGGGCGGTTACCCGCCCATCGTCGCGGCGTTCGACATGAGCCGGTCGGGCGCAATGATGGCTTGGGATTTCGCTCACCGTGGCGTTCCGGCGCCGCCGCTGATCGAGGCGATACAGGATCGCGACCTCTGGCGCTTCGAACTGCCCCACAGCAAGGCGCTCGCGACGCTCCTGCGCACGGTGCCCGATGACGTGATGCACTGGCATGCCCTGCTCTTGAGGCCGTTCGAGGAGCTCGTCGCCGAGGCGCACCCCATGCAGGTCTATCACGACAGCCTCGTCGAGAGCTTGGCTGCCAAACCGGAACTGGTAACGATCGACGGCGTCGACTTCGTGCGCGCGAACGTCCCCTACATGTTCGCGAGCGACGTCGGGCACCTTTTGCTCGAGCGGTTCCCGGGCACGGCGGCGATGACCTGGTCGGATGGCAATGGCTATCGCCATGTGTCGCTTCGCAGTCTCGACGATCGCGCCGACGTTTCCGAATTCGCGAAGAAGTATGGTGGCGGCGGGCACCGCAATGCCGCCGGGTATCGGGTGCCGCTATGAGCCAGCGCTATCCCGACCTCCCCGCGCGCATGGCGGCGCTCCCGGTCGACCATCGCGGCTTTCCCGTGCCTTGGTTCGTCGCATGGGTCGACGGCCAGCCGCAATTCCCCGTCGCCGACGCCGATAAATTCGAGCAGGCCATCCGGTATCGCAAATGCTGGGTCTGCGGCGGGCAGCTGGGCAAATATGGCACCTATGTCATCGGCCCGATGTGCGCGGTGAACCGCACCTCGTCGGAGCCGCCGTCGCACCTCGACTGCGCGCAATTCTCGGCACGCAACTGCCCGTTCCTCACCCGCCCGCGGATGAAGCGCGTCGGGAGGCAGAACTTGCCGATCGGCTCGCGCGACCCCGCCGGCGAAATGATCGAGCGCAATCCGGGCGTCGCGCTGGTCTGGACGAGCACGAACGGCAAGCCGCACCGGACGCGCAAAGGCCTGCTGTTCGACATCGGTGATCCGACCGGCGTTGAATGGTACGCGCACGGCCGCCCGGCGACCCGCGAAGAGGTGCTGGTCAGCATCGAGACCGGGTTGCCATTGCTCCGCGACATGGCCGATCGCGATCCGCATCCCGAGGCCGCAAATCTTGAGCTCAATCGGTACATCGATCGGGCCATGCTATTGGTGCCGGCATAATGGCCCGCTCCGAAGCCACGCTGCGGGAGGCCGAGCAGCTGCGCCAGCGCCTCGCCGGTGACGGCCGCGCGCGTGACGCGGAGATCCTGCGCACCCTGATCGCATCGTTTCGGGCGAGCCAGCAAGCCAACCGGCTGCTCTATGCCGACAATCAGGCGTTGAAGGCGGGCATGCCCGACGGCGGCGGCTTCGACATGGACTATCCGGCGCGGGCCCGGGCGAAGATCTCCGAGATCCACGCCGCGCTTCCGGCCGATGCGACCTACAGCATGCGCGTCAGCGCGCTGAAGCGCGGCTATCCCTTCGGCGAACGGCGGTTCTGGCCCTACCAGGCGTGGCTGCAGGAGCGCGCCAAATATCTGCGCCAGTACGACCCGGCCACCCCTCTGGGGCCGCTGCTCGACGGCGTGCTGTTCCCGTATCAGGCGAGGGCGGCATGACGCAGTTCGTTGAGGAAATCTGTTGCTGGAAAGAGTGCCGCATATCGTTTGGCATCGAAGCCGGCCGTCACGCGCAGTTGAAGCGTAACGGCGAGCAATTCTTCTGCACGAACGGGCACCATCAATATTATCCGCGCGGGAAGTCGGCCGAGCAAAAGCTCCGCGAGCAGCTTGAAGCTGAAACCCTCGCACGGCAGCGCGCTGAGCAGAACATCGCACAGGCGCAGGACGCCGAGCGCGAGGCTCGCGCGGAGGCCGAGCATCAGAAGCGGCGGGCGAACGGCTATAAGGGCCATGCGACGCGCATCACGAGGCGCGCAAAGGCCGGCGTCTGCCCGTGCTGCAACCGCACCTTCTCCCAACTCGCCCGCCACATGGCGAGCCAGCACCCTGAATTCACGCCCTTGCAGGAGGAAGCATGAGCTACACGACCATTCTCGCGATAACGCCCGGCGAAAGCGTCGAGCATATCGAAGAGCTACGCAATAGCTGGGGCTCAGCTATCCTGATTTGGGATGCGATATGGAACGCATTCGGCGATAAGCGGCACGAATATGGTAGCGCGCTGACTGCGGGTGACCGCCTGTGGAAACTGTACGACGATCCGCGCCTCAGCGAGAACGATCGCACCATCTTCGCAATGACTTTCGACCGCTGGTATGTTGCCAAGAAAGACTATGCCCAGATCGCCGCTGATCTTGGCGCGTTCATGTCGCGGCACAATGTCGGCGGCCACTGGATCGCGATCCGCGACTTTTTCCTGTCGAATCCTGACTATGCCGGGATTGGCTTTTGGTGGACGTCCGTCGCGGAAAACCCGTTCGCCGGCGAATGGGATGAAGAAGCCGAAAATTACGGGCCTCCCGATTGGTCCAAGGTTTATAGCCTCTACGACGAACTGGCGGCCGACCAAGCCGCGGCGGCCGCCGATGCCTGACCGCCCGATTCTCTTCTCCGCGCCGATGGTCCGCGCGCTGATCTACGGTCGCAAGACGCAGACGCGGCGTGTGCTCAAGCTGCCCGAGGCCCCCGCGCGCCTCGGCCGATGGGAAGCCTCTACGATCGGCGGCTCGGGCGTCACGGATGGCAAGGGTAGGCCGGTCGCCGAGCAGCCCTGTGTTTGGCACACACGGACGGCCGCCATCGTCACTCCCCGGATCATGGCGGGCGACCGGCTCTATGTCCGGGAGACGTTCGCTTACGTCGGCACGACCGACCCCGGCTGGCTTGTTCATCGCGCCACGTACCAGGCAGATTGTCGTCGCCACGGCTTTGACGAACCGATCCCCGACGAAAAGAGCGTCACATGGAAGCCGGGCATCCACATGCCCCGCAAGGTGAGCCGCCTCACGCTGCTCGTCACTGATGTGCGCGTCGAGCAGCTGCACGACATCAACGAGCGCGACGCGATCGCCGAAGGGGTCGAATACGAATCGGCTGACCCGCCCTTCTATTACGTGCCGGGCATTATGCCGCACAGCATCACCGGCGTGGGCATCGAAGAGCCGGGCGGCGGCCACGCGGCGCGCAGTTACGCCAAGCTCTGGAATCACATCAACGGCCCGGGCGCATGGGAAGCGAACCCGTGGGTTTCGGTAACCAGCTTCACCGTCGAGCAGAGGAACATCGACGCATGACGGACACCCCGCACGTCTTTTTCACCGTGAGCCCGACTGCGTACCTGCGCAACCTCGACCGCGAGGATCTTCGCGGCGAGCACATCGCTGTCCACTATCAGGCCGCGCCGAAGCGCAACGATGATGGATCCACGTCGGTCAGCCTCAATATGCCGATCCTCATCACCTCGCTCTACCTGCAGGAGCGGCAAGAGGTCGCCGAGAAGGTCGCCGCTATCCTCAACAAGCATTGGGATGACGACGAGGCTGTCGAGCGCCCGGAGCCGTGCTGTGGCGCATGCGGCAAGGCCGCGACCGAACATCTTTGCGAGGGCGGCTGCACGCGCTTCGTAGCGGAGGCGACGAGCCATGGCTGACGCGATCGACTTCCCCGGCAGCAACTTCACCTTCAAGGCGCCGCCCGGCAGCAACTTCACCTTCAAGGCGCCGCCCGGCTGCGACGATGTCCGGGATCTCCACACCTTCCGGCAGCACGACGGCCCCTGCAATGTCAGTTGCTGGCAGCTGCGGCCCGACGAGCTCGACGACGTGATCCGCAGCGGCGGCAAGGTCTTCATGTCCAACATGTCGGGCTTGACCTTCTACCCCGCGTTCGTCGGCAGCGAGCGCGTCGTGCGCAGCGTCGTCGTTGATTACGGGAAGGTCTGGGACCGCGGAGACGATGCGCCCGCCCCGGCCGCCGACGGGCTGCCCCGTGCGATCTTCGCGGCCAACTTCCCCGCCGACGAAGATCCGGCCGTCATCGAAGCGAAATGGCAGGAATGGTCGGAATCGCGGCGCCAAGCCCGCGTGCAGGCCGCCGAGGCGCGGTCCTACATGCTTTCGCCGGCGGGGCTCGACCGCGCCGTCGCGGCCATGACGCCGCTGGTGAGCGATGACATGGACGAAACCATGCGCCGCGCCTGGCTGCTCGACCTCGCCTTCGCGGCGATCGCCGGCGCGATGCAGGATGGAGCACAGACATGATTGATCGTTTGCGCGCGGAAGATATCCGTGCGGCGCTGACCAAGAAGTTTTGCGCCCCCGAATACGCTCTGTTCTTCGAAGTCGGTGACGCAACGGGCGGCCGTGCGCGGCGATGGGCGGATGCTGTTGCGATGGGCCTGTGGCCTTCTCGCGGGCTGACCCTGTCCGGATTCGAGATCAAGGTCGCGCGTAACGACTGGGTTAAGGAAATGCGTCAGCCGGCGAAGGCCGAGGCGATCGCCCAATATTGCTCGCAATGGTGGATGGTCACATCGCCCGGCATCATCCGAGACGGGGAATTGCCCGAGCTATGGGGACATTTCGAGCTTCACCCGAACGGGCTACGCGTGATCAAGCAAGCGCCGACGACCGAGGCGGCGCCCATATCTCCGGCATTTCTGGCGGCCTTGTTGCGACGTGCGAGCGATCTCGACCGCAAGATAGATCAGGAAACCTTGCGGGCAGCCGTAGCGAGGGACGAAGAGGCCGCCAAGGCAGCGATCGAGCGTGAGGTCGAATGGCGGACCAGACGCGGTGAGGAGCGCGCGAAGGAAGCCGAAGGAAAGTTGCAAGCCATATATGACGCATGCGGCCTCGGACCCGAAGACGTCGGCCATCTGTTTGGCGGCGACACATTCGCGCGCGCAGTGGGGATGGTCCACAAGCTGGGGGTCGCGAAGACCTATAACGGTCTCGCGGATCTCGCGCAGAAAATCCGGCCGATGGCCGACGCGATCGACGGCTTCATGTCGGCAATCTCCGACAATGAGGCAGCGGCATGACAAAAGGTGTCACCCCCGACGACTGGCACGAACGCGAGCGCGACATCGAGACCGACGGCCTTTGCGAGGTTTGCGGCGACATTTGGGATCAGTGCGATCACTTTTTCGAGAACTGGATTTGCGGTCTGATGCCGGATGGCTCTTGCTCGCTCGCCGGCACCGAGGACTGTGATTTCGAATGCCCTCGCGGCGGGCTCGCATGAGTAAGGCTCGCTCCCTCTGGCGCGTCGCGCATCCGAACATGCCGTTCCCGGGCCCCGCCGGCACGATCGACCAGGTGCGCGAATGGATTCGGCTGCGCAGCGAACAGAAAGATCATCCGCGCGACGCAGCCCTCTATTCGATCGAGCGCGTGCCGACGTGCGGTTGCTGCGGCACCGAGCACGGCATCATCGGAATCCATCAGGGTCGCATCGCAGAGACGGCGGACGCGTACCGGTGCGAGAAGCACGCCGATCGCAACCCGTGCATGTTCGACGGCTGCGGGCGCACATTTGCCAACGACGGCGACTATCGGACGCAGTTCGTATGCGGGAAGCATTTCCGCATGGCGCCGCTCTCGTTACGTCAGGGCCTGAAGCGCATCAAACGCCTCGGAGACAAGCACGACTGGCCCGACACCCTGAGAAAGCGATATAGCCAGCTTTGGGACCGCATCGTGCGCGACATCAGGGCCGCCCTCGCCGGCGACATCGATGTCGCCGAGATCAACCGTGTCATGGGGTGGGATTGATGAGCTACGTTCGTTGGAGCACCCCGATCCGCCTCCCGGAGGGCGTCGATGCGCTCGAGTTTTTCGCGCATTCCGAGCGCTATTGGGATATCCCCACCTCTGACTTCTATATTTACGACAGCGTGGGCGATTTCGTCTCGGTCAACGTTGCAGGTAACCGGCACCGGCCGACCGCGCCCTATACCGGCGACAAGGTTGTCGACGCTGATCCGGATACGATGCTCGGCCGGCCGCATCCGGACTGGTTTGCCTGGCTAGATCAGGGCCGCGAGCCGATCGATCACCCGGCCGCGGGCCAGACGTTCGAATTCCCCGACATGGCCGACGCGATCGCGAAGGTTGAGGAGTTGATCGGCGAGGGTTTCCTCGCGCCCGACTGGCTGCTCGACGACATGCGGGCCTCGCTGGAAGCCGGCGATGGGTAAGCACGCCGCCATCGCCCCTATAACACCCCGCCTCGTCGACGCAGACATCGCTGCGGCATACACCGGCCGCGGGCGCACCAAGTTCGTCGAAGACGTCGAGAAGGGCCGCCTGCCGGCGCACAGCGACCAGAACGGCAACGTGAAGCTGTGGGATATTCGCCTGCTCGACGCGCACCTTGACCGACTCAGCGGTCTGGGTGAGACCATGTCGCCATGGGATCGGTGAAAATACCCGGCGTTTGCCAGAAGAAGGGCAGCACCTACCGCCGCTTTGTCTATCGCGACAAGGCCGGGAAGCGGAAGGATTACTACGTCCCGCTGCCCAGCCCGACCGATCCGCGCTTTGCGTCCGAGCTCGAGCGCGTCAATCGTGAGCACGCCAATCCGGCCGTTCCGCGCGAAGGCCCGAAGCCCGGCACGTTCGGCGCCCTCGCCGTCGAATTCCGCGAGGCAATCGCCCGCGGCTGGACGAAGAAGAAGCGCAAGAAGGGGGCGAAGCCGCTCGCAGCGAACACGGTCGAGAACTACAACCGCTATATCGCGATGATCGAGGATGGCTCGCTCATCTTCCACAACAAGCGGACGCACACCCGCACGCCGCTCCGCGACCTGGACGTGAAGGGGATCCGCGCGAGCCACATCTATCAGCTGCGCGACGAAATGGCCGACACGCCCGGGAAGGCGAACAACTTCCTCAATGTCATCAAGCTTATGCTGACCTTCGCGACGCAGCGCGACTGGCGCGCCGACAATCCGGCCGTCGATATCAGCCGCCTGCCGCTCGGCGAACATGATCCATGGCCGGCCGACGTGCTCGCCAAGGTGCTCGAGGCGGCCGGGCCGATGCTGCGGCTCGCGATCGTCACCGGGCTGTGCAGCGGCCAACGCATCAGCGATTGCATCAAGATCCAGCATGGCTGGCTGAAGAACGATATCCTCGAGCTCGCCCAGATAAAGACCGACGTCGACATCGCGATGCCGGTGCACCCTTGGTGGCGCGAGGAGATCAACAAGCTCCCGAAGAAGTCGATCACGGTGCTCTATGATCGCAGCGGCAAGCCGTTCGGCACCGAGGAGGCGATACAGGATCAGCTGCGCACCAAGATGCGCAGTCTCGGCTTTGTCGATGACGACAACCAGCTGCTCTATACCTTCCATGGTCTGCGCAAGAACGCGGCCTGCTATCTGGTCGAGATCGTCCAGGGCGACGACGCGGTCGGCCGGATGCTCGGCATGACCGCCGAGACCGTGCGGCACTACACGAAGCGCGCGAGCGCCTACCGAATCGCTGTCGATGTCGCCGAAAAGGTGACCGCGATCCAGCCGTCGAAAATGGGCCGATAAAGAGGGCTGCGGGAACCGGTGTGGGAACTGCTGTGGGAACCGACCGATTCAGTTATTCCCCGCTCCGGGAAGAACGGCGGATATCCGCCGATGGTGACC